TTCTTTCCGCTGGCCGGACGCTTTGATGGCGTGATCGGGGGCCCGCCCTGCCAGAGCTTCTCAAGCTTGGCTCACCTGGTGCGTGCGCGAGGGAACGAGCCCCGGTTCGGCAACCTCATCCCCGAGTTTGAGAGGTGCGTCGCGGAGGCGCGGCCGGAATGGTTCCTCATGGAGAACGTCCCGGCCGCACCAACGCCGGATGTCGTGGGCTACGGCGTAGCCGCGTTTCTGCTGGAACACGACGGGCTCGATGCTGGCGACGGGTACGGCCACGAGCAGATGCGAACGCGGCGCTTCAGCTTTGGACTGCGCGACGCTGCGGCTCCGGATCTCCGTCGCTGGCTCCAGCTCGCGGCGCTCAAACTGCCCAAGGCCGCGCCTACGGTCATCGGGCACGGTGGCGCGACGCCTTACCAAAGAGACGGAGACCGCGGCCGCGTTCGAACCCAGGCCGTCACGGGTGGGCGTGCCGCTGTTGAGGTCGCAATCGGCGGTTCCGGCAATCGGAAGCCGGGAGCTCGCGTCCCCACCGTGGTCGGCGGACACAGCGGGATAACCGCTGAATCCGAGCGTAGACGCCGCGTGAACGCGGTGTGTGGCGGTCACGGGAAGTCGCTACAGGCTGTTGCTGGTGGGGGTGGCTTCAAACGTTACAGCTATAAGGAGGCATGCCGACTTCAGGGGCTTCCGGAGGACTTTCTCGCGGACTCTCCATTCCTGAAGGACGCGAAGCGCGACATGGTCGCGGCGGGCGTCCCACTCCCGATGGGCCGCGCCATCGCGCGTGCTGTGAACGCGGCGCTCGCAGCAGCAGCGGAGCGTACCGCATGAGCAGCTCGAGCACGCTCGGCATGCACCCCGAGGTCCTACTCCCGCGCGCGCAGCATCTGCACCGTGTCCCGTGCCCGGTCGCCGACCCGAGCCCGTGCGACTGCTACGACCAGGCGCCAGGCCGCTACGCCTGCGTGGACCAGACGGGGCGGAAGCGGCGCAGCCACGAGTACGTCATCCAGAGCCGGACCGGGACGCGATGCCTTTTCTGCTGGCGGCTTCGGACGTGGGAGCCGGTTTGATCGAGGTCGCCACCGCGAGCCCAGCATGAGCAATCACGTCATCTATGACCGGATCTGGGAGTCGAAGAAGCTCGCGAAGTGCTCGCTCAAGGCTGCTCTCGCGTACCCCTGGATCTACCTCGTGGCCGACGACTGGGGGCGTTTCGAGTACCTCCCGAGGGGCGTCTGGGGGAAAGTTTTCGGTCTCCGAGAGGACGTCAAGGCGGGTGACGTGGCCTCGTGGCTGGGTGAGTACCGGGTGGTCGGACTGCTCGACGTCTACGAGGTAGAGGGCCGCCAGGTGGGGCAGTGGACCCGCTTCGTTGGACCGCCGCCCTCAAGGCGGCGAGCATCACTACTACCCGCGAGAGACGGAAGCTATGACAACACAGAGATTAAAGGTGCTACACGCTTCCATTCTGCTGCACGAGTGCTTCGCAAATGCTCGCCGGAAGCGGGAAGCGGGAAGCGGGAAGCGGGAAGCGAGAAACGGGAAGCGGGAAGGCCGGGCAGCGAAACCGCTGCCGGCCAGCCACCCGCCCTTTCCCGGTCTCCCTCCGACGACGAGCAGATCGACGAGCGAGCATCGCTCCGGGAAACTGTCGTTCGCGAGGTCGACGAACTCGCCGCTCAACTCGCCGCCCAGACCTCGACCGACCCGAAGAGCTGGGTGATCCGAGCCTCGACCATCCCAGCCCAGAACGGCCGGCCGGCGAAGTCGTTCGACGACCCGCGAAACCGCGGGCTGCCGCTGCCGTGGCTCGAGACGACCGTGCGCAAGCTGCGCGAGATACGCGACGAGGCCGTGCGTCCGGTGCCGCTGTGAGCCGATTCCGGTTCCTAGAAAAAAACAGGGGGACACGATGGGCATGAACGATCCGGTCGTCGTAGCACTAACCGTCGAAGAGCGCGCCGAGCGCGCCGACATCATGGCCGGCCTGCTGGCCGAAATCGCGGCGATCGATCGCCAACGCCGCGCGCAGAACGACGAGCACCTGAAGCGGATCAAGGAACTCCGCGACCGGCTCGAGGAACACGGCAATGTGCTACGCGAAGGTGCGGAGGAGCGTCGGCAGATGGACCTGACGTTCCCGCAGGAGCAGGCGGCGAGAGCGTTGCATGATGTCGCGGCTGCGGCTTGCAGTTGCGAGGGCGGGGCCGAGGCCGAGGCGCACGATCCTGCCTGCCCGGTGCACGGCGTCGAGCGGAACGCGGACGGGACCGCGAAGGACGCCGCCGAGCGGACCGAAGAGCTCGACGGCGACGACGAGACGGACCTCGAGAGAGGCCTTGACGTGCGCGAGGTGATCGTCGGGACGGTCGAGGAGCCCGCGGCCGTTTCGGAGTTCCGCGATGCGAAGGCGAAGCGCGGCCGGCGTGCGGCGGCTGGAGACGCGGCGTGATCGTCCTCGGGATCGACCCAGGCAAGACCGGCGGCCTCGCGTTCCTCACGCTCGGCGTCGAGATCCAATGGTCGCTGCGGGTGCTGCCGATGCCGGTCGTGACGGCGAAGGCCGGCAAGGGGCGCGTCGAGTACGACGTGCCCGAGATCGTGCGCCTCGTGAACGCCGCTCAGCATCGCGAGCGCGGCAACGTCGTCGCGTTCCTCGAGCGGCTGCACCCAATGCCGCTCGAGAAGGGTGGCACGATCGCCAACTACAACCGCGGCGCGGCCTCGCACCTGTTCATCGGAATCCTGGCCGCGCTCGGAATCGCGTACCACCTGGTGCTCCCGGTGGTGTGGCAGCGCGTGATGCTCGAGGGGACATCGGGCGCCGACACGAAGCAACGCAGCGTGATCGCCGCGCAGCGGATCTTCCCGGGCGTGTCGTTCCTGCCGACGGAGCGGAGCCGCAAGCCGAGCGACGGACTCACCGACGCGGCGCTGCTCGCGGAGTTCGGGCGGAGGAAGCTCGCAGGCGATCGGGGGCAGCAGCGCGGTTTACTCGAGACGGCAGCGGGGATCTGAACGTGGCAAGCTGTGACCGCTGCGGCAGCCTCGACGAATCGAAGCTCTACGCGACGATTGGCGGCCGCGGCTACTGCTCGGACTGCTGGCGCGACGTCGGGTCGCCGTGGCCGCGCAACGAGCCGACGATCGAGCAGTTCCATGCGCGACGTGCGGCCGTGCCTGGATCCCGATGCAGGGCGGAGCCTCCGTGGCCGCGCTGCCCGACGTGTCGGCAAGGGATGGCGCCGCTGTCGCTGCGCGTGGGCGGGCGGACGCGCGAGGAGGCAGAGCGGGCGCCGCGCGATCCGGAGATGCGCAAAGATCTGGAGGGACCATGAGCAAGTGTCAGTCAACGATCCGAGAGGTACGTTTCATCGTCGAAGAGGATCTAACTCAGGCGTATGTTCTTGTCGAAGCTGCTGGTGACTGTCCGCTCGGAGTCCAGGGGTGGCATCACAAGACATTCCCGGCCTCGAAGTCAGCGGAGTTGATCCTGCGAGATCACTTCGCTGACCATTTGCTATGGGCACTTGAAGCCCCGCCAGCGTGATTACGCCAAGCCCAAGCTGGGCGCCGCGTGACAGGGAGCCTCGACCGCTGGAGGAGCGATGAGAGAGATCAAGCTCAAGCCTGACGGCACGTGGCGACTCACGCCGCAAGAAGTCGAATGGCTGAACGGTGCGGCCGAGCGTGAGGCTGCGCTCCGGACGAAGGTCGAGGAGCAGCAGGAAGAACTACGAATGACTCATCATGCTTTGGCGTTAGCTCGCGGACAGATCGAGGAGCTGACGCGGGAGGTTGAGAAGTGGAAGCAGTCGGCCGACGACTACGCAGCCGATTGTCGTCGTCTTGTGGCCCAACGCGAGCAGGCCGAGGCCCGACTAGCGATATGGCAAGCAGCCGAGTCGTTGCCGGATTGTCGTGCCTGTGCCGCGCTGGATGCCGCTCGAGAGCAGCCGACGCAGGAGCCGCCACGCACCACGACGTGCCCGAACTGTGGGCGCGAGGCGTCAATCAACGGATGCGACTTCTGCGAATTGGATGAGGGGCCGACGCAGGAGCCGCTCCCGCTCGGGCACGAGTACTTGAAGTGTCGATGTCACGTCCTCCCACAAGATGATTGCTGCGGCGATGGATGTCATCGTCGATCTCCGAGCGGATTGGTAGCCGCTTGGATTCCTTGCGGCCAGCCCGAGAGCGCCCACCAGCCGACGCAGGAGAAGCCGGAGGTGATCCGATGAGCGACACGCGGCTGGACGAGATCGAACAGCGCGTCTGGAGGTCCACCAATGAAGAGTGCGAGTTTCGGTCTGACCGTGGACGACGCTGCACATCGAAGGACAGGCCGCGCTGCGGTCCCTGCATGCTGGTGTTCGGTTTCATGGGCATTCTCCGCGCCGCCCTGGCCGAGGCTGTGGCCGAGCGGGACAAGGAGTGGCGAGAGGCTCTTAGCGTCGAGGAGTGGAACTGCCCGTATCCGGCATTCGCAAAGATGTGGCTGCGCTCAAGCGTGTCCGAGGCTGTCTCGGAGGAGCGGAAGGCGCTGCGGGCGAGGCACCGAGGTCGCACAGTGGTAGGGCGCGCGAGCGATGGGGGAGGGACGGACTGGCAGGAATGCGCCATCTGCAAGGTCGAATCGCCATGCGCAACCGCTATCGACCTCGCCGCCCTCGACGCTCGCTCAGGAGAACACGCCGACGGCTCCGCCTGCCTGCTGCGCGAGGAGCCGAAGCCAGAGTGAGCACGCCGACCCCGGCCGAGCGCCTCGCGGGCCGCCTCGCGCACCTCCCGCCGGACGGGCTCCGCGCGCTGGATGGGTCGCTCGACCGGGCCGAGGCACGAGCTCGAGCGACCGGGCGGCGCGTAATCGTGGCGGTGGAGTTCGAGGTCGGCCCGGATGGGCTTGAGGCGCTCGAACTGCCGGAACGCTTCGAGCGTAGGATGGCGCAGGGGGGAGCATGAGCGACGAGCTGGACAAGATCGTCGATCGGCTGTTGAGCGTCCGTTGCGTCGTGTCAGAACACGACGGCTACGACGGGCCGTTCTGTTCCGAGTGCGGTCATGATGCAAGAACGGAGATCCGTGCCGCTTTGGAACTCCGCTACATCACCGAATTGCGCCGGCTGCGGGAGCTGATTGTCGCGTTCAGCAACGCGGCTGATCCGCAGGATGGAGAGGACGACGCAGCCATATGCGCGTTCTGCTTCTCTCCGTACTCCCCTGATGCACACGCTCCTTATTGCCCATGGCCCGCACTCAAGGCCGAGGCCTGCGCGATCCGCGAAGAGTCCACAAAAGCTTGACCGATGGGCATATACTAGCCCTGTCGTAAGCCTGAGCCCCCCGGCGTGCCACAGGGGGCGATGAAGGCCGCCGGGCCCTGGCTGTGCCAGCAGGGATAGCAAGCGGTGCTGTCTCCTGCGGGGGTGCGAGCTGAGGATCACGGCGTTCGACCTGGCCCAGCGGTTCATAGGCACGCGCGAGGTCGAAGGCGCAGCATCGAACCATCAGATCTTGGCGATGCTGCGTCTCGACGAGCAGTGGCCGACAGCCGATGAGGTCCCGTGGTGCTCGGCCTTCGCGAACTACATCGCGTGGCTGCTGCGCCTTCCACGCTCAAAGAGTCTGACGGCGCGCTCCTGGCTGACAGTCGGCATGCCGATTGCGCTTGAGAGCGCACGGGCCGCGTTCGACATCATCGTGCTGAAGCGCGGTCCGGGTCATCAGCCCGGCCCTGAAGTTCTCGATGCGCCTGGGCATGTCGGCTTCTTCGCTGGGCTGGAGCGTACAAGGCCAACGATCAACGGTGCTCCCTTCGACATGTCCGACAGGGTGGAGAGCCGCCGCGTTCTCGTGCTGGCTGGCAACCAGGGCAACAGCGTCTCGATAGCGCCATTCCCTGTGGATGGTGTGATTGGCGCTCGTCGTCTGTTCGTGGACTCCGAAGAATGAGCGGCGCGCTTGTCTGGAGGTATCGCATGAAGAGCAACCGCTGGCGGTTTGCCTGGGCCTGGAACATCGGGGCCACGCTAGTTACGCTCGCGCTGCTGCCGGGCTGCTTCCACCGCCCGCCGCCCCCGCCGCCCCCGCCGCCAGACGCCGACCGCGATGGCGTGCCGGACTCTGTGGACCGCTGTCCGAACGAGCCGGGCCCGGCTGAAAACGAGGGCTGTCCGCTGCCGCCTCTGGCTCCGCTGCTGCTGCGCCAGGAGAGCCCGCCCTTTCTCGTCCGCGATGGCAAGCCGCACAAGCCGCAGGGGGCGATCCAGTGCTGCATGACGCCGGAGTCGGTTCCGGAGGTGGCACCAGCGGTTGGGACGAAGCGCCAGGTCAAGCGCCCGCGCCCGATGCCGTTCCGTCCAGGCCGCACCGAGGCGTTCTGTAACTCGCTCTGGCCGATGGCCGCTGAGTGCTTTCAGGACTACATGACGGCGGCTGGCTTCAACTTCTTCCACTTCCGGATGGGGCCGTTCTACGCGAGCGCCGACTTGGGCGAGGACGACTTCGCGGAGATCGGTGGACCCTACGCTTCAGGTCCTGACACCGGGTGGAGTCCTGAATGGAATCCCAAGTTCTGGGAGACCTTCGTGCGCTTACTGGAACATGCACGCAAGAACGGCAGCAACGTGGAAGTCAACGTGATCGATACATGGGTCTGCAAGCACGCAAATTCTGACTGGGGCGACCTCCAGATGCCTTGGCCGACCGAGGATGTTGAGGCCTGCGGCCGGCGGCCGAGTCCTGAGCAGGAGCGGTGGATCCGCAAGGTCGTGAGTGAGGCGGCCAATGCGGACTGCACCAATTGCATCTATATCGTCGATAACGAGGGCGGCGAGATCCGGGGGACGAAGCGCGAGTGGTACGAGTGGGTCAAGTCGATCGTCTTGGACGAGGCTGCTCAGCGCGGACTACCGGTCCCGATGGTCGGGATCAACAACACGGACTACTGCGACGGCTCATTCGACTACTGTGCCACGCACGATACCGCCGCGCTGCTCGAGCCCATCGGCGGCACCGGGAAGCACTCCGAGAACAACGAGCACAACAAGCGCCCCGGATTCTCTCCCGAACAGGAGCACGCGAACCACTGCTCCGCCCAGAAGAAGGGGCTGCACTGGTGGTTCTGGCGCGCCGAGATGTCGAACGAGGACTTCGAGGCGACGCGGGCGCTCTTCGCTCAGGGTTGCGGCGGTCCGGTCGAGTGCTTCCCTCCCGATGCCGAAGACCCACTGTGGAATCCCATCCCGGTCGCGGGCGGTAGTCGCGAGCTGCGCTGGGCAATCGACTCGGCCAAGCTCGAGGTCGGGGAACGCTGCGGCACCGATCACCAGGGGAGCCTCGCTACACTCGACCTGCTCGGAACCGAACTCCGGCGGCGCGGTTACTGTGCGGCGCGCGGTGCAGACGCGCTGAGCATTCGTACTCCTGATGGGCTCTGGCAGGAGTGGCACAGCGTGAGCTTCGCTACCGGCTGCTGGGCGAACAACTCCGAGGTGCTGCCGAAGGCGACCTATACCTACAGCGGGCTGCCGCGCCCGCAGACGTGTCCGATCGACGTGCCGGTCGTGGCCGAGGTGCTCTGCAAGCTCCACCAGGCAACGAACGCGATCTACGACTGCACCCCGAAAGCGCACGGCCAGCCGATTCTGCCCGAGGGCGACCCGATGCGCCAGGTGTGCGAGCTCAAGGCGATGGGCGGGGCGTCGCCTACGTTCTCGGTCGATGGCGGGCTGTCCGTGTCGCCCGTGCCGAACCCGATGCAGTTCAAGCTGTCTGGCTCAGGCTCGGGCACCGTTCGCTGCACGGTGCCGGCGGTATCCGGCTCGCTCTGCAATCTACAGGTGACCCGATGAAGACTCTCTCCCTCCTCCTCGCTTTCGCTGTCGTGGCCTCTGCCGAACCGATCAAGAAGGCCACGCATCCGATCCCCGATTCCTACATCGTGGTGTTCGATCCCCAGCTCGTCCGGGCGCACGACGAAGCCTCCGAGCTCCCCACCGTTGCCGAAGTCGCCGAGAGCATGGTGCACGGTAAGGGCCAGCTCAAGCACGTTTACGAGAAGGCGCTGCGGGGTTTCGCGGTCATTGCCATCAAGTCGGATGACGCTGAGCTGCTCGCCCAGGATCACCGCGTGCTCTATGTCGAAGAAGACGGCGAGGTTTCGATCGAGGCGAGTCAGGCGAACCCTGGCTGGAACTTGGACCGGGTTGACCAGCGTGATCTGCCTCTCGACGCGAGCTACACCTACAACCAGACGGGCGCCGGCCTCCACGCCTACGTGCTCGATACCGGGATCCGCTCGACCCACGTCGAATTCTCGGGGCGGATCGGGAACGGCTTCACCTCGATCCTTGACGGCTTCGGCACCGAGGACTGCCACGGGCATGGGACGCACACCTCGGGAACGGTCGGTAGCACGACCTACGGCGTGGCGAAGGAAGTCACGCTGCATCCTGTCCGCGTGCTCGGCTGTACCGGCAGCGGCACGGCATCTGGAGTAATCGCTGGTATCGATTGGGTGACAGCGAACCGGATTGACCCGGCCGTGGCGAACATGTCGCTCGGCGGCGGCTTCAACAGCGCCCTCAATGCCGCGGTGACGAACTCGATCGCCACAGGCGTGGTCTATGCGGTCTCGGCTGGAAACAGCGCGGGTGATTCATGCCTCTTGAGCCCCGCGAGCACGCCAGAGGCTCTCACGGTCGGCTCGTCCACGATCACAGACGCGCGTTCGTCCTTCTCCAGCATCGGCGTCTGTCTCGATCTCTTTGCACCCGGCTCCTCGGTTCTTTCCACCTACAACACCAGCGACACGGCTACAGCCGTGCTCAGTGGAACCAGCATGGCATCCCCGGCCGTGGCGGGCGCGGCTGTCCTCTACCGCGCGGCGGTCCCAACAGCATCTCCTGCGGAGGTCGGAGCCGCCATCACTGACTTCGCGACCCAGGGCAAGATCACCGACCCGGGGATCGACTCGCCCAACCTGCTCCTCTACTCGCTCTTCGATGTCGCCCCGCCTCCGCCTCCTCCACCTCCTCCACCTCCTCCACCTCCCCCGCCGCCAGTCAACTACGTCGCGAACGGTGGCTTCGAGGAGAGTGGGGTGCCATGGATCTTCTCGGGTAGCGCAACGTGGCTCACCGGAGCAGCCCACTCCGGCACGGGCTCGGCTCGACTCGCTGCCAGCAGTGGATCGCTATCTCAGGAGGTGACGCTGCCTGTTGAGGCATTGGGCTCGTTCTCCTTCTGGCTGCGGATCACGAGCGAGGAGCACGGGAGGTGCCCGCGATGTGCGGACGACTTCCTGTATCTGGATGTCATCGCGGAGTCCGGCACCTTCACGCTCGCCACCTTCGACAACCGTCGCGAGGGCGAGTACCTCCAGAGGTTCGCCAATCTCTCTGGCTTCAAGGGCCAGACGATCGCTATCCGATTCAGCACTCAGCAGGACAGTGATCGGCCCACCGTCTTTGACATAGACGACGTGCTGCTGCGGTGAGCCAGTGAAAGAGCGTCTTCTCTACGTCGCCTTGATTCTCGCCATCTTGGTTGCCGCCACCGGTTGGTGGTGGGCCTTGAAAGCGTGGGGGCAGTGTCCATGAGGCTCCGCACGCGGCTGAAGCTGTATTGGCTCGGCCTGGACAACCTCGACCGCGTGTCGGTGGTCTGCGCCGTGATCGTGATCGTCTTCGCGCTGTTCCTGTTCGCGTTCCTGTTCGAGATCGTGTGATCGGAGGGTCTTCCATGAAGTACGCCGCGCTGCTGGTCGCCGGTGCGTTGTTCGCAAGCTGCCCTGGTGTGCCACCTCCGGACCCGAATCCAGGCTACGACTGCTCGGCGCAGCCTGCGCTGTCAGGCCTCGTCCCGGTGGCGAACGCCATCGCGGGCCGCTACATCGTGGTGCTCAAGGATCGGCCGCCGGCGCCGCTGCGGTCCTTGATCCACGCGGCCTCGGTCGGCGTGACCGACGTCAAGACCACGTCCACGGGCTACGCGGCGACGATCGCGGCTCAGGCGTTGAAGAAGCTTCTCGCCGATCCGGCGGTGCAGTACGTGCAGGAGGACGGAGTCAAGCGCGTCGACCCGCGGCCGGCCGAGGTCACGAATGCCTGGGGCCTCGACCGCGTGGACCAGCGCGATCTTCCGCTCGACGGCCAGTATGCCCCGGGCGCCGATGGCCTGGGCGTCAACGCCTTCATCGTGGACACCGGGGTCTCGGACCATCCCGACTTCGAGGGCCGGCTGCAACCGGGCTGCCTCTTCAGCGCGCACGGCGGCACCTGCGAGGACGGCCACGGCCACGGGACGCACGTCGCGGGGACGATCGGCGGGCGCCTGTGGGGCGTCGCGAAGAAGGTGACGCTGTGGGCGGTCCGCGTGCTCGACGCGAACGGCTCGGGCTCCGACTCCGACGTGATCCGGGGGATTGAGGCGGTCACGGCTTGGAAGCTGGCGCACCCCGAGGCGAACGCGGTCCTGAACATGAGCCTGGGCGGAGGCGACTCACCTGCGCTCAACCGAGCCACCTGTAGCTGCATCGAGGCCGGAGTGACGGTCGTGGTCGCGGCCGGCAATGAGCAACAGGATGCGGACCGCTCCTCACCCGCGCGCGTGAGGCAAGCCATTACGACGGGGGCCACCGACTCAAGCGACCGTGCGGCGACGTTCTCGAACTACGGCCCGCTGATCGACATCCAGATGCCCGGCGTCTCGATCGAATCGACGCAGCCCGGCGGGGGCACTGCCATCTTCTCCGGGACTTCGATGGCCTCGCCACACGCAGCGGGGCTCGCTGCTCTCATCTTGGGGCGGCACCCAGGGATGCCGCCGGTTGAGGTGCGGGACTGGATGGTGGCGAACGCCACGCCGAACAAGGTCGTGGATGCCAGGCCGGGGACAACTCAGTCCATTGGATACGTCAAGGAGTAGGAGGACAAATGCTTCGTCGCCTGAACGTGAACCTGATCCTGAGCCTGATCGTGGTGCTCGGCGCCGCGACCGTGGTGTTCGCTCAAGACGCACCCCCGTCGACTCCCGACTGGTGGCTGGAGGGGGCGAACGCGATCACGCTTCTGGCTCCCGCTCTCGTCCGCATCGGGGTCTGGGGTGCGTTCTTCTTCGTGCGCCGGGTGCCGATCTGGGCCCTGCCGATTGCAGCGGTCCTGCTCGGCGTCGGCTATGACGCCGTGGACGGGCTGCTCTGGACGAATCCGGCACTCGTCGCGGCGAAGGGGCTGTTGATGCTCCTGATCCGCGAGGTCATCGACAAATACTTCGCCAAGCCGCTCGGCCTTGCGAAGACGTTCACGAAGCCCCAGGACGGCTACATCGTCCGGGTCAATTCGATCTGAAGGAGGCGTGATGAAGACGAAGCTGATCGCCGTTGCCGCACTGCTGGCCCTGCCCTCCATGGCAGCGGCGCAGAGCCTTGGGGAAATCCTCCAGGGCATCACCGACCCGCACATCGTCGGAGCGGTCTCGTACAACAACGAGACCAAGGAGTGGGCCGCTGTCCTGACCGCAAACGTCGTCGGTCCGAAGCTCGGGACGCTCCCTTGCTACATCTCAGGCGCGGGCGTGGCCCTCAACACCATCGCCCCGGGGCTCGAGGACGCTCCGATCGCCGCGTGGTCCTTCCCTCTGCTCACCTGTGCGCCCTTCGGCGAGCAGGTTGCGATCCAGGCCGGTCTTTCGACTCCGCTGAATGGCCCCGGGGGCAAGTCGTACTACGCCGGCCTCGGCGTCAGTGTCGGCGGCGGTCCGAACACGCTGAAGGTGAAGCGTGTCAAGCGCGCCGAAGCCAAGGCCGCAAAGAAGGCCGCCGAGCTGCTGCTGTTGCACCCTCCCGGCTCCGTCGTCGGCAAGTAGGCGGTCATGGCGCCGTCACGCAGACGAGAGGACCCCGACGATGAGGACTACAGGCGTCTGCGTGGCGGTTTGCTCAACGGACACACGAAGTGGGTAGTGCGGATCGTGTCCACCGCGCTCGTGGCTGGGCTCGGCTTCTTCATTGCCCGTGATCGCACCGGGATCGAGAAGGAGCAGGAGCTGCAGGATCGGCGGCTTGTGGTTCTGGAGACCTCGGTCACGGCACTCGTAGCCGCCCAGGCTGCGGCCCAGGCAGGCAGTGCCGCGCAGTGGGCCGAGGTGCTCAGACGTCTGGGCTCGATCGAGACGGACGTGAAGGACATCAAGCGGAGCAGTAGGTAGGGACGGACCAAAGAGAAAAGGAAAGACGAATGGCAAACGCACTGTACCCGCTGTACAAGCAGGCGCTCTTGAATAAAGAGCACGACATGAACACCGACTCGATCAAGGCGATTCTGGGAGACTCCGCGGACTATACGTACAACGCCGCGCACGATTTCCTGGATGACATCCTTGCGGCAGCACGTGTCGCAACGTCAGGCGCATTGACGTCGCCCACAATCGTGAATGGCGTCTTCGACACGGCTGACTTCACCTGGACGGCGGTCACGGGGGATGTGTCGGAGTTCATCGCCCTCTTCAACGATACACCCGCGACCGAGGCGACGAAGGGTCTGGTCTGTTTTTACGACACCGGCATGACCGGAATGCCGGTCACTCCAAACGGCGGCAACATCAACGTCACGGTTCACACCTCGGGCTGGTTCGCGCTCTAAGGGTTCCGGGGATGGAGCCCTGCACAGGCTGTGGGGCGGTAGCCCTGCGGCATCCGATGGTGGGCGTCGCGCTAGATGTCGAGACTGGCGCGTGGGCCGCGTTCCCGGTCTGCGATGCCTGCTGGCGCGAACCGTCGCATCGCGTCGTCCCGTTGAAGATGCACTTCTTCCAGGCGGGCCAAGCGGCCGAGGCTGTCGCGCGCGCGGGGTCGAGCGACATCGGAGGGCCCTCATGAGCTACGCCGGCAACCCGAACGGCCAGAACCAGCGGTGGTCGAAGTGGCTATTCACGATCTACGAGACTGGCCGCAGCGTGCCGCGGAGGGACGTTGAGTACAACATGGCGCGCTGGCTTCGTGCGGGTTTCGGGTCTGTGGGCACGGTGAGGCTGCGACGCACGGCCACGGGCTGGGAAGTGGATGCCGTCATCGAGGGAGCGCCCGTGCACGATCCCGGGTACGTGGCAGACGTGCGGCGCCAGTTCCATCAGCACTTCCTGGAAAAGGGCTGGGGGCCGCTCGGGGCATTCGGGGAGGTCACGGCGCGGCTGCTCGCAGGCAGCAGGCAGGACGGGAGCCCATCCGAGCAATGGGTGTCGATCCCGACGATCCGTCTCGGAGAAAGAGGGTAGGGAAGATGGCGGGACAGGTTTCGCAGTCCGAGTCGCAGGTGATCTACCGGCGGCTGTCGGCGGTGGCGCTGCGGCTACTGGACATCAAGGAGGAGATCGACCGGCTCGACGCGCTGAACGCTTCGATGAACCTGGGGACGAATCTCGATCCGGAGTCGGGCGGGCATCTCACGGTGGCGCAGGCGGTCACGTTCTTCGGCGAGCTGGTGAAGTACCGGGACTGGTTCGCGAACCTGTCGGTGTCGCCGACCGGGACATCTGGCTCCGGTGACCGGCGTGCTGCGCTGGACCCGTTCATCCTTGCGGAGCCGCTCGTCTAAGAGGCGCTGGGATGGCGAATAAGTTCGTTTGGAGCGGCGCGACGGGCGCGAACGACGGCTCGTCGTGGAACAACGCCTATACGTCGCTCATGCGTGACTGGGGCGTTGAGTTTGGGTTCACTCCGGCGACGGACTACATCTACGTGCGGAGTGTCCACAGCGAGACGAGCGGGGCGACGCTCACGATCATAGGCTCGACTGCGGGGGGGACGGATGCGGCCTGCCGTGTGATTTGTGTGGTGGGCGACACAACGGGAACGACGCCTGGGAACTTGGCTACGGGGGCGAGCGTCACGACTACAGGAGGATTCAACATCGAGATCGGCCGCAACATCTACGCCTACGGAGTTTTGTTCTTTGCAAACGCTAATCTGCTGCTCTCTGCGTCAGGCGATACGAACGTCACGTTAGAGAGCTGCGGACTTAAGCTAACCAGAAGCGGGACATCGACTGACCGAATAGAGATCGGGCACAACAACTCGGGAGCCTCGTGTATGCAGACCCTGATTGCCTGCACCCTTGACTTCACCAATGCTGGGCATGGGCTTGACTATAGCAATCAGGGGATCTTCAGGATGCAGGGCGGCTCGGTAGCCTTCGATATCGACTACCTCCTCGTAAGTGGTGGCTATTCGGGCGCAGCAGACATCGCATTTGTCGGGGTGGACCTTTCTACCCTGTCTTCCAGTTCGCTCGTCCTGAACACCGGCGTAGTGATCTCGGATCAGATCCGTTTCAGCCGCTGCTTGCTCGCGAGTGGTGCGACGCTGGTGAGCGGGAATCTAGATGCAGCCGGTGCCCGCGTCGAGTCCTACCACTGCCAGATCGGTACCGACGCCGACCCCTCGTACCAGATGGAGATCCAAGACTCGCGTGGCAAGGTCTCCGCGAACACTGCGAAGTACCGCACGGGTGGCGCAAGCGACGGTGTGCGCTCCACGCCAATAAGCTGGGACTTCGACACTGCCGCGGGCTCGGTGCGCGGCTACCCAGGCCACGCCTTCGAAGGCCCTCCGATCAGCGCATGGACGCCCGGCAATGGCAGTACCGCGCACGTCTACCGCATCGCCTTCGCCTCCGACGCGACGATCAACGACGACGAGCTGTGGATCGAGCTGGAGGGTCCGAACGACGCGGCCACGAACAGCCTCGCCGCGCTGAAAACAACGCGCGTCGCCCCGAGGACAACCGCTGCGGCCTACACGACGGACAGCGGCTCGACGTGGACGGGGACGGGCGTCGGGACGAAGCAGTACATGCAGATCCAGTACACGCCCGACAAGCCGGGGCCGGTGGTCATCCGCGTGCACATGGCGAAGGCGTCCGACAACATCTACATCGACCCGCTGATCCAGATCGACCCCTAGCATGGCAGCCTACGCACGAAGTACGGCGGGCGGCGGAACCAGCGGCACCGGAAATCGCAGCGTCACCGTCACGACCGCCGTCTCTGGCAGCCTGCTCGTCGCGTTCGTCTCGCTGTCAGCGAACACCGGCACGACGCCCACGATGTCGGACGACCACGCCGATGGACTCGGCACGTGGACCAGGATCGGGACCGCACTCTGGGGCTCATCGCTCAACAACTCGGCGGTCTTCGTCCGCGATGCGCTCCTCGGCAGCACGGACACCTCGTTCGTTGTCACGTGCGCGAGCGGCTCGAACTCGGCGGGCGAGATTGCCGTGGTCGAGATCACGGGCATGTCCCGCGCCGGGTCGAGCGCGATCCGGAGCAGCGGCAGCCAAGCCGACCAGGCATCCGGGACGACGCCCGCGCCCGTACTGAACCAGAGTGCGCTCACCGAAAACGTGACGCTCGCCTCCGTGATGAGCGGTGACACGACGACGATAGCGCCGGCCGATTGGATCGCGCGCGTTGAAGCCGGTCAGAGCAACCCGACGACCATGGTTGAGGTCTGCACCCGAGACAGCGGTTTCACTGGAACCACGATCACCTTCGGCGCGACGCAAGGCACCACGTTCGCATCGTGGGCGATCGAGCTGGATGGCTCGCAGGCGGTATCGGGGGCGACGATCGCCTCAACCGTAGCCATCAATGCTCCGACCGTCGCTCCCGGGCCTGTGGAGGTGGCGGGTGCCACCATCGCGTCTGCCGCGGTCGTAACGGCGCCGACAGCGGCCTACGAGATCGCCGCGGCCTTCCTGGCGTCTACGCTCTCGCTCTTCGCGCCCACCGTCACCCCGGGGGCGGTAGAGGTCACCGGAGCCCACATTGCCTCGGGGGCAGCCCTCAACGCTCCGACCGTGGAGCTTTTCGTCCCGGGCCGCGAGTGGGTGATTCCTGGCTACGGCCAGGTCAACGAGCTTGGCGTCCGGCAAGCCATCCTTCCGGGCTACGGCCAGATCCAGGAGGACCAGGAGGTCGCAGCCGGGGGCCTGAACATCACCCTCGCGCACATCGCGTCTGGCGTTGCGCTGAACGCGCCGACGATCACGGTCGGCTCGGTGGAAGTAGTAGGTGCCACGATTGCCTCTGGCGCTGCCCTCAACGCCCCGAGCGCGGCCTACGAGATCGCGGCGCCGAACATCGCCTCTGGAGCGGCGCTCTTTGCGCCCACAGTATCACCGGGAGCAGTCGAAGTCGCCGGGGCACACGTCGCCTCTACAGCCGCTCTCTCGCCGCCGACCGTTGCTCCAGGCTCCGTAGAGGTAGCCGGCGCGCATCTGGCGAGCACCGCTGCGCTGAGCGTCCCGAGCCTGGCCTATCAGGTCGAGCTCGCGACGATCGCGGCTGGCAGCACGCTCACGGTGCCCATCGTCACGCCTGGGGCCGTGGAAGTCGTCGGCGCGCACATCGCCAGTGGCGTCGCCCTCTTCGCGCCCACTGTTGCCCAGGAAGGCGGCACTCAGGAGGTCAGCGGCGCCACGATCGCGTCTACGGCCGTGCTCACGGCCCCGATGCTCGCCTACGAGATCCAGGGCAGCACGATCGCTTCAGGCAGCGTCATCTTTGTGCCGAGCCTCGCCTATGAGGTCGACGGTGCGACGCTGGCCTCGGGGATCACGCTCTTCGCGCCGACCGTTGTCCCGGATCAGGTCGTCTCTGGTGCGCACATCGCCTCGACCGTCGCCCTCAACGCTCCTACTGTCACGAGCGAAGGCGACATCGTAGGCGCGCACATCCCTTCGACGGTCGTCCTGAACGTTCCGACCGTCACCCCCGGCGCAGTAACGGTCACGGGTGCCCACATCGGCTCGACGCTTGCCCTGAACGCTCCGGCCGTGGCGTACGAGGTGAACGGAGCGCACATCGCCTCCGGCGCGATTCTCAACGCCCCGACGGTAGCGCCAGGAGCGGTCACGGTCCAGGGCGCGCACATCGTCTCGAACGCGGTCCTCAACGCGCCTACCGTCGCCACTGGCTCTGTCGAGGTCACGGGCGCGCACATCGCCTCGGGTGCACAGCTCAACGGCCCGAGCGTCTTCGTCGGCCAGCTCGCCGAGTTCGTCCGCTTCGTCTTCGACCGCTCGAGCCGCCCTGCCGTCTCGAAGCTGACGACCGTGGTGATGAACGCTCCAGGCATCTCCGAGTTCGTTCTGACCCACGAATGGGCGATGGATGAGCCGAGCGATGGCTCGCAGCCTGTAAACCGCCTTGACTCGGTCGGAGGTTACACGCTGATTGAGCAGGGATCTCCACTTGGAAGTCAACCCGGACAACTCGGGAATGCAGTACTTTGCCGCATCGGATTTGGTCAGCTTGAGGGCGCTCCAGGCACAGAGCTTCTACCAACCGCCGGTCCATTCGCGTTGTCGTTCTGGTTCAGGCCCGGGATCACCAATGGCGCCACTCAGGTGATGCTGCACCTGGGAAGCGGAACCGTCCCGGGCACCATTCGCTTGTTCGTCTCGCTGCCAGAGAGCCGCGATGTGGTTACGACGGGCATCTTCACCCTCTCCGCTGGAGTAGGTCTTGGCGTCAGCCACACGATCACGACAAACGCCTGGTATCTCTACGCAGTTAGGCGCACGAGCAATGACATGTGGTCGGCCGCTCTGTGGGACGGCACCACCTGGACCGAGGCGGCACATCCGACGCCGATCGTCCTCGCGCCGATCACGTCCGAGCTGGCGATCGGAGCCTACAGTGACGGGACGTTCCCCGCGAACGTATGGGTGGACTCGCTCAGGCTCTGGGTCGGCAATCTCAGCAACGCTGACATCCTGGCGCTGCAGAGTGGCGGTCAGGCAGGCCCGCCTTCGGCCCTCGCGTTCTTCGCCTTCGAGCCACAGGGACAGCCGCAGGTCTCGCGGCTGACGGACATCGCCCTCTTCACGACAGGACAGGAGGAGTAGCCCCATGGCAGAACCCCGCATCGTCCTGCCCGATATCGTGGCCGAGAAGAGCACGTGTCGTATCACGGGCGCCCTTGTGGATGAGGCGGGTGTGGCGCTCGGCTCATCGCAGCTCTCGACCCTGACGCTCACGCTCTACGCTCTCATCGATACGCTGCCGATCATCAACACCAACACCGACAAGAACATCCTCAACGCGAACCAGGGCACGATCGACGCTGGAGGGCTCTTCACGCTGACGCTGGCGCCGGCGGACAACGTCATCATAGCGACAGGGCAAACGGACGAGACGCACCGCGCGCTCCTGAAGTGGACCTGGGCGGCCGGAGCCAAGGCCGGGCTGCTCGAGATCGACTTCCGGGTCAGGAACTTCGAGAAGGTCACGTGAAGAAGCGCACAGGGCGCCCGCCCTACAAGCCGAAGGATTTCGACCGTGGGCGTGTCGCGGTATGGGCCGAGGCTGGGATTCCACAGCGGGTGATCGCCTACAGAATCGATTGCGCCCTCGTTACGCTCCGCAAGCACTTCGCCGAAGAATTGGCCTTCGGTTCGGAAGCGGCCTCGGCGGATGTTGCCGAACGTCTCTATGCCGTCGCGATGGGCAAGCACGGTGCTTCCGTTCGAGATCAGCTCCTTGCGCAGATGTTCTGGCTGAAGTGTCGAAGGGGCTGGAAGGACCACCAGACCGTCACGGTTCAGAACCCAGACGGCACGGCGCTCTTCGAGGACTGGCCGGATGCCAAGCTGGCCGCGGTCACGCGCCGAGCCCTCGAGGTGCTCGAGAAGAAGGGCAAGCGCGAGAAGAAGGCGACGGGGTGATGGAAAGCCATCGGGCCGCGCTCATCCGCGCCGCGCGCGCCGACTCGAGCGTCTTCACCGACCTGATCTTCCGTTACGAGTCCGCGCCGTTCCACCGCGCGTGGCACGAGGTCTGGAATATCCCAGGTGTTCGCTGCGTGCAGTGGTCGCCGGTCGAGCACGGGAAGACCCAGCAGGTCACCGGCTGGGCACTTCACCGCATGGGGAGCGACCCGAAGGAAGCACGGATCCTCTGGGTGGGCTCCGCGCTCAGCGCCGCGCGCAAGTCGGTCGGCGTCATCAAGGCCCTGATCGAGACGGGGCATCGCGAGCTCGTGGCCGTCTTTCCCGACCTGAAGCCAGGAGGGAAGTGGACGGAGACCCAACTCTCCGTAGCGGGCGCCCAGGCCACCGAGAAGGACTACACGCTCGAGGCAGTTGGCGTCGAGGGCGCGATCCTCGGCGGCCGCTTCACGGACGTCATCCTTGATGACATCTGCACAGCGCAGACCACCTACACCTTCGACCAGCGCGACAAGGTCGCGAAGTGGGTGCTCTCGACGATCATGGGCCGCGTCCTCCCGGGCGGGCGCATCATCTGCCTCGGCAATGCCTGGTATCCCGATGATGTGATGCACGTGCTCGCCGAGCGCGGCTACCGGGTGATTCGAGACACGGGCTATCGCGAGGACGAGTCCGGCCAGATCGTACCGGGCTCGATCCTCTGGCCGGCGCAGTTCCCACTCGAGCGGCTCGGCGAGTTCCCGGACTCGAGGCTCCCCGACGGCGGCCCGTCGAAGCGACGCGAGCTCGGCATGATCGAGTCCATGCGGCAGCTCCGCTGCATCCCCTACGCCCCCGGGCAGGGCCGCTTCCGCATGGAGTGGTTCGAGAAGGCGATGCGGTCCGACCTCGTGCTGCTGCCGGCGGACGCCTTCTACCGCGGCGAGTGGGGCACTGCGTTCCTCGGGATCGACTGCGGAATCTCCGAGAAGGAAGGGCGCGATCTCTGGGGCTTCTGGGCGATGGGCGTGAACCCCACGAACGGCCGCCGCACCGTCCTCGATGCGCTCGAAGCGCGCATGGAGGGCCCTACCGCGCTCGCCACACTCCGCGACTGGCACCGGCGCCTCTCCCCCGTGACGTGGGTCGAGAATAACGCGGCGCAGGAGTTCATCCGGCAGTTCGCCGGCGCCGAAGGGATCGCGACTAGGGCGCACACGACGGGCAAGAACAAGCTCGACCCGTCGATCGGCGTCGCCTCGCTCGGCGTCGAGCTTGAGCAAGGGCTGTGGAACCTGCCCGCCGGCGACGAGCGGTCGGCGGCGATGATGACGCGGTGGCGCTCGCAGTGCCTCGCGTTCGCGCCCGGGCAGCACACGGGCGACCTGCTCATGGCGTCGTGGATCGCGCGCGAGGGCGCGCGCTTCGGGGCTGACGCCGAGGGCGTCATCGGCGAGACGAAGAAGGGTTCGAAGGGCGCGCACTACGGCCAGATCCGCGCGCGTTACGGCCAGGCCGAGGGCCTGTTTCGGAGGTAGATCATGGGCGTCCTTCGCAGCATTCAGCGCCGGCTCGTCGAGGCCCTCGGGGGCTCGCTCCTCGGGGACGTCGGGCTCTCCGGCGACACCGACTCCGAGCTCCGCGGCTTCCGGACGATCACCGACCGCGTGCAGACGCGCGACCTCACCCAGCTTTCCCACGAGCAGATGGTGAAGCTTGCGCTCTACCTCTACAGCTCGAACAACCTCGCGAAGTGGCTCGTGAACACGCCCGTTGGCCTCACGGTGGGGAAGTCGATCGGCTACTCGATCGATATCGACCTTGAGATGGCGGCCGCGATGGGGGCGAGCGGCGCGCCTACGACACCCGAGCAGGCGCGTCGGCTGTCGAACGAGATTCGCGGGTGGTTGGACATGTTCTGGCGCCACCCCGCGCACGATGTTGAGGGCCGCGCGGACCTCTACGCCAAGACGTTCCTCGTCACTGGCCACCTCGTGCTGCCCGTCGCCCGGGTGAACCCGACATCGGGCGTGCCGCAACTCGATCTGATCGATGCGGGCCAGGTGAAGGGTGTCACGCCCTTCGAGGGCTCTGCCATGCAGCCCGGCGCTGTCATCTACACGCCCGTCGGGTTCGGCGAGGAGAAGACCGTGGACGTGATCCGGCCCGACGTCAACGGCGCGCTGCTCCCGCTCACGCCGAACGACCGAGGCCTCGCCGGCTGCCTCTACTTCGCGAACACGTCGCTCCTGAACTCGCTCCGTGGCGTGTCGTACCTCATGGACGTCGCCGACTGGATCGACGCGCTCGACCAAGGCACGTGGACGAGCCTCGACCGGGCGAAGCTCCGCAACGCGATCGTCTGGCACCTGGTAGTCGAGGGCGCCGACACCGAGCAGAAGATCACGGCCGAGGTCACGAAGCTGGTGAATGCCCTCGTGAACCCCGGCAACGTCTACGGCTCGAATGAGCGCGTGACGCTCGAGGCGAGGTCCTCGAACATCGCCGCGGGCGATACGGTCGAGCTGCACACCCTCATCCGCAACCACATCCTGGGCTCGAAGAGCATGCCGGAGGTCTGGTTCGGCGAGGGCGGCAACGCGAACCGCTCAACGGCGAGCGAGCAGACGGACGTCGCCTACAAGGCGCTCGGCGAGATCCAACAGGGCTTCCGCCGGATCTTCCGGACGCTGCTCTGGTTCGGGTACGACTCGATTCAGGCGCGTCAGACGCGGCTCCCGTTCCGCCCCGACGCTCCCTGGCTCAGGATCGAGCCCGATCTGCCGACCGTGCAGGAGCGCGACATCTCGCGCGCGGCGACGGCGCTCGTTCAGCTCGAGGCGACGCTCGAGTCGGCAGTCTCCTCAGAGTTCATCTCGCGGCAGTCGGCGCGCGAGGCGTTCCTGTCCATGGCCGGGAAGCTGGCGGGCCGCGAGTTCGAGCTCGACAAGGAGCTGGAGCGAATCGAAGGCGAGAGCAAAGCGCGCGCGGAGGAGCAGGAGCGCGCGGCGAACGCCCGGGTGCGTGCGGCGCTCGGCGCGATGAACGACGACGGTTCGGACATGGATCCCGACGCAGTCGACAATGAGAGCAGGGGAGGGGCCGCCGCGGCCGCATGAGCACGCAGTACCGAATCCGGCCGATCCTGCGGCGCGCCGGGCGCCTCGAGGAGGCGGCGGTGCGCGCGCAGCTCCGGATCCTCCGCGACGCGCGCCGGGCGATCCTCGCCCGCATGGTGGACGCGGGCGCCTTCGACCGCTTCCGCCTGACGCTGCTGCTCCAAGCGATCGACATCGAGATCATGCAGGGCACGGCGGCAGCGCAGCGGGCGATCGCGGGCGCCACCGAGCAGGCATTCGGCCTCGGCCGGCTGTTCTCGACGGTCGCGCTCGGCACGCCACAGGGCCTCATTGGTGTCTCGGGCGAACTCCTCCGCGCGGTCGTGTTCGTCACCACCGACCAGATACGCGACGTCTGGGGCGAGCTCGGGTCGCGGTTGAAGCTCATCATCCGGCGCGCGGCGCTCGGGGTCACGGACCCGTTCGAGGCGATGAAGGCGCTCGCGCGCGTGATTCGGGATCCGAAGACGTTCGGCCGGGCCTTCTGGCGCGCGGAGGCGATCGTGCGCACCGAGGTCGGGCGCGCCTTCGAGATCGCATCCCAAGCGGAGAAGGAACGAGCAGCGAAGGCCGGGGTGAAGGTCGGTAAGTACTGGCTCCACTCTGGACGGACGGTGCATCCGCGCCCGGAGCACATCGCGGCCGGCGAGACCTACAGCTTGAAGGCTCCGATTCTGTGGAATCGCCCGTTCGTGATTGCGGGCGAAAATCTGATGTACCCGAAGGATCCGAGCGCGAGCGCGGCCAACACGATCAACTGCGGCTGCACGAGTGTCCCAGTGGTCTTGGAAAGCTAGGAGGCGAGATGGCGAAGAAGCGACAGGCTGACGAAGACTGGCCCCCGATTCCAGGACCGCTGCCTCCGGCTCCTCCGCGCAATGAGGCCGCTCAGCAACTCGCCGATGAGGCCGCGATGCTCGGCAACCTGACGCCGCTCGACCGCGCGATGCTCGCCTTCGAGCTCGAGCCCGAGCACGTGCTCGGCTCGAACGTGAAGGAGGGCCCCGATAGCACGGTCGAGGTCGTGATCGTGACCCAGGGCGGGCAGCGCCTGCGCTGGCCGGCGGATGCGGGGCGCGTCCTCGCGCAGCACGAGAAGGACGGCACCGTCCCGGGGGCAGCCCCGGCCGGGATCTTCAAGCGGTAGAAAGCGAGGGGAGCGGACGTGGCGATGGATCGACTGCTCGAGCGGCTCGAGGATCCCCGTCCGCTCCGCGTGCACGAGGTCGCGGAGCTCACGGGCTACTCGCTCCCGACCGTCCGGAAGCTGATCGAGGCGGGGGTGCTTCGCACCGTCGTTCCGGAAAGCCTGATCGAGCGCCGCGTGCCGATCACAGAGGCCCGCCGCCTCTGTCGCGACCTCGGCATGCTGGAGGACTAGCGAAAAGTCTGCAAGAGTCTGCAACTCTTTCGGGCACCCCCTAGACGCGCCCCGCCCGGCTCCCGCACCCTCGATCCGTGCTGAGTCTTCAGCAGATTCGGGACGCTGTCTTGGCCGCGCTCAGTTCATCGAAGGCCACGCTCGTGGCCACGCTCGAAGACGCGGCCATCGTCGAAAACGAGCCCGGGGCGTTCGGACATGTCCCGCTCACGATCGACCTCTTCGGCAAAGTACAGCTTGGCGAGGGGCAGCCCTGCGAGGTCGCCTACAACGCGATCAAGGAGGGCAAGGGCTCGCGGCTGCTCGGGCCGCTCGCCGAGGCGAAGGACGGCAAGGGCTCGAAGGAATGGGTCTGCCTCGTGATCGAGGAGGGCCTCTCAGCGAACCGCCGGCTCTACCCGGCCTCGACGCTCCAGGCCGCGGTAAAGCTCTTCGAGGGCTCGCACGTCTACTTCACGCACACGGCGTCCTCGAAGAGCGAGCCGGACCCGCGCGACCTGGCCGGCTTCATCCGCGCACCGAGGATCGCCTTCGTTGAGGCCGCGAAGAAGACGGCGATCCTGGCGACGTTCCGCTCGACGTCGGCCCGCGCGACCGAGCTGCTCACCGAAGCCTTCGAGGCAGACCATCCGGGCCTCGTCGGGCTCTCGATCAACGCGAGCGGCAAGGGTCAGCTCATCCGCTTGGCGGAAGGCGCCGCCTACCGCGTCGATTCCATCGACGAGGTCGAGTCCGTGGACATCGTCTCGAAGCCGGCGGCCGGCGGGCGCTTCCTGCGTCTCGTGGCCGGTCGTTCCCCCGTTCCCGTTTCCGAGGAGGACTTCGTCATGCTCGAGAAGAAGCTCGCCCGCCTGAAGGAGGCGCGGCCCGACCTGTACGCGAAGCTCGGCGCGACGCCGACCGAAGCCGAGGTGGACGCGCTGCTGCTCGAAGCGGTGCAGCCGGCCCCGAAGACCGACCCGCCGAAGCCGGCACCCGCGCCGAAGACGGATTCGAGCCCGGACGCGCCGAAGGGTGCCCTGAGCGACGCCGACCGGACGCTGCTGCACGAGGCCCGCGTCGACCGCGTGATGCGCGGCCGCACGTTCGGCGAGCTCGAGGACCTGGCGCGCGACGCGATGGTGCTCCGCGAGGGCGTCTCCGAGGACGATCTGACCAAGGTCGCCGAGACCTTCGTGAAGAAGGCCGCCAAGCTCGCCGAGGGCAAGCCCAAAGGCAGCGGCGAAGGCAAGACCGCCGACGTGAAGAACGACGAGGCCGACAAGCTCGTCTCCGCGCTCGACGGCTTCTTCGCCCAGGCGGACCAGGACAAGATCCCGCGTTTTCAGTCGATCAAGGAAGCCTACATCGCGATCACCGGCGACCAGCGGATCACCGGCCTCCTCAAGGAAGCAAAGGGCCTGGGCCGCTTCGAGCGCCTGACCGAGGGCTTGCAGTCCTCGAGCTGGGCGAACGTGCTGGCGAACACCCTGAATCGCGCGCTCGTCCGCGAGTACAACGCGGCGGGCGGCGCCTACGCCGACCTGGGCCGCGGCTGGCTCTTCGACGTCGTGCCGACGAGCGACTTCAAGACGCGGACGGGCGTTCGCTTCGGCGGGTACGGCAACCTGTCGACCGTGGCCGAGGGGAACCCCTACCCGACGCTCTCCTCGCCGACCGACGAGAAGGTCGAGTACACCATCGCGAAGCGCGGCGGCACGGAGTCCGTCACGTGGGAGATGATCCGGAACGACGACGTGGGCGCGGTCCGGCGCATCCCGCTCAAGATGGCGACGGCCGCCCGCCGGACGCTCTACGAGTTCGTCCACAACCTCTACGCGACGAACGCCCTGATCTACGACGGGACGGCGCTGTTCGTCGCCGGCCACGGCTCGAACCTGACGACCTCGGCGCTCGCCGCGGCCACCTACACGGCCGCCCGGCTCGTGATGCTGAAGCAGGCCGAGAAGGACTCGGCCAAGCGCCTCGGGCTCATCCTGCGCCACCTCATGATCCCGCCCGATCTCCAGGAGACGGCCGTCAACCTCTTCCGCCGGACCACGGAAAACGATCCCAAGTTCATCGTCGACGCGGCTCCGACGATCCACGTCATCACCCACCTGACGGACGCCACCGACTGGTTCGCGTGCGCCGGGGTGGACCAGACGGAGCAGATCGAGGTCGCATTCCTCGACGGGCGCGAAGAACCGGAGCTCTTCGTGGCCGACATGCCGACCGGAGGCTCGCTCTTCGCGGCCGACAAGATCGACTACAAGATCCGGCACCCCTACGGTGCAGTCGTCCGCGACTTCCGCGGCTTCTACGGTGGCTACGGCGTCGCCTAAGTCCTGAGCTGATCGGGGGGCGGCGAGAGCCGCTCCCCGGGCTCTTCTCGAAGGGAGAGAGGAAAGAACGATGGGCGGATTCAGACAGGCTCAGGAGTACAACCAGGCGTACCGCGACGCAGTGCACGCCGCCGCGACCGCCACCGAGCAGCGTGCGGCCTTCGTGGCTCCGTGCAAGTGCCGCGTCGTCGGGATCGAGTTCGTCTCCGACATCGCGATCACGGGCGACAACACCAACACCACGAACGTCAACATCGTGAACAAGGGCGCCGCCGGTGTGGGCACGACGGAGGTCGCGAACAAGGACTATCCGACCGGCGCGGCCGCCATCGCGCTCGACTCAAACGGAATCCCCTTCAACGCCACCTACGCGAACGGCGTCGACCTGAACGAAGGCGACGTCCTCGCGGTGGAGTACGAGAAGGTGGGAACCGGAGTCGCGATCGGGCCGTCGCTCTTCCAGTTCGACTTCATCCCCGCCTAGGGCGGGGAGCGGACACCTCAAGCTCCGGGGGCGGCGACCCCGCCCCCGGCTGGAGACTTCGAATGATCGGACGACTGCAGCAGTTCAGCGGGACCGCTGACATCGTGGCGACCGCGGAGATCACGCTCTTCGCGATCGTCCTCACGCCCGCCGCCGCGAACGCTTCGGCCGTCATCCGCGAGGGCGGCTCCGGGGGCACCGTCGTCCTGACGCTGAACGCCGTCGCGAACGGCTCGGCCGTCGTGGTTCCGGGCCCGATTGCCATCCGCGGGCCGCACCTCACGCTCACCGGCGCGGGCGCACTCTTCCACGTCGTGAAATAGGGAGGCCGCCGGCATGGCCTCCAGCCTCTCGACGATCCGCTCGAAGGTGAAGCCACGCCTTCAGGACGCGGCCCAGAAGCTTGACTCCGAAGCCCTCGACAAGGCGATCGGCGGCGCCCTGGCTCAGTACCAGCAGGCGCGACCGCGCCACCTGGCCGAGCTCGTCGACGGGACGGGCGCCTTCGACTACCAGCTCGACGGTTTGACGCCGAAGCTCACCGCCTGGATCGATGGCTTGAGCGCGGTCCTCGAGATCATCTATCCGTGGAGCGCGACGACGCCGCTCCCGACGGTCCTCGACCGCTCGCGCTACTGCGTCCTGCGCCTGAGCACGGGGATCTTTCTGCGCTTCTTCGACGTCACGCCGACAGCGCCGTCGAAGTTCCACGCCCTCTACTCGAGCGCGCACGTACTGAGCGAGGGATCCTCGAGCATCCCGGTCGCCGACGAGGAGGCGCTTGCGGATCTGGCGACAGCCTACGCCTGCGACGCGCTCGCCGGCTTCTACTCGCAGAGTACGGACGGGTCGCTCTCGGCCGACACCGTCGCGCACCTCACGAAGGCGCAAGAATACCGCGCGCAGGCGAAGCAGTGGCGGGCCGCGTATCTCGCGAAGCTCGGAGGCGACACGGCGGACGCGCCGGCCTCTGGGGCCTCCGCGGTCATGAGCGTGTTCGGGACCGTGGGTCGCGAGGGTTACTTCTTCCACGGGAGCCGGTGATGGGTCTCGACCTCACGATCGAGTTCAAGATCCCGAAGACGCCGCTCTTCGACGGTACCGCCTCGCGCGTCATCCACGAGGAGCTGAACCGGGCGATGAACGCCTCGGTGCTGCACCTCAAGGGGCAGATCGTCCCGCTCGTGCCGGTGGGCGTGACGGCGCTCCTGCGCGGGGGCGTGGCGACATCCATCGCGGGCGAGAACGTCTCGCTCACCGGCCGCGTCTTCGATGCGGTCGCCTATGCGCTTCCGGTCGAGCACGGCAGCCGGCCGCACTTCCCGCCGGTCGCGCCGATCGCGCTCTGGGTCCGGCGCAAGCTCGGGATCTCCGACGAGCGCGAGGCGCGCTCCGTTGCCTTCCTCATCGCGCGGAAGATCAGCCGCGTCGGTACGAAGCCGGTCCTGTTCTTCAAGCGGGGCTTCGAGGCAGGCAAGGGTCGCGTCGTGACGTTCTTCTCAGACGCGAATGCGCGCATCGTCTCACGCCTCACCGGCGGACGCGGGGGGGCCTAAGCCGTGGCTCTCAAAACCCAGGTCGCCGCAGTACGGACCGCGATCAAGGCCCTCATTGCGGGCGTGGTCGCGACCGGAACCCCCGTCTACGATTGGACGCGGAACCTGTCGCACGAGCAGAGCATCAACGCGATCCAGAAGGACACCGGCGACCGGCTGCACTTCTGGCAGTTCTCGCTCGCGCCGGAGTCACCGATCCTGATCGAGCGCGGGCCCGGCGACTGCAACCGCATCCGAGTTACGTGGGAGATTCATGCCTACATCGCGCTCCAGGACCTCGCGACGCCGCCGACCGAGAAGGTCCTTGACGACGAGGTTGCGGACGTGATGGACGCGATAGAAGCCGACCGCAAGAGCACGACGTCGCTCGTCAAGGGCGGGCCGGCGCAGCGGGTCCAGGCCGGCGCCGTGATGCTGAACACCGTGCTCTGCAACTATGCGCGGCTGTCGATCATGACGCTCATCCACACGGAGGCATGAAGTGCCCAAGGTGTTCGCGCGTGAGAAGGGTAGCGAGATCCGGGTCGGGAACTACGGGACCGCGACGCACGACCGGCCCGCCGTGGTCCCGCCGGCCGTGGCCGAGGAGCTCGCCAGGAACCCGCGTGTGAGGATCGAGGGCGATGTCGAGCCCGCGGCGCCTCCGAAGCGGAAGTCGATCCCCGAGCCAACCGCCTCCGAGGCGGAGAAGGAGTAGCCGATGCCGACCAGTTTCTATCTGACCCGGGAGGTCGAGCTCGCTGTGCAGGAGGAGGCGACCTACGGGACGAGCCCGGGCGCCGTCGCCGCCACGGACATGTTCAAGCACACGTCGCGGCTGCACATCACGCCGCGGCGCGCGCGCTACTACCGCGACCAGGACGCCGACTACCAGCAGGCGTCGGTGCTCGCGCCCGCGCAAAAGGGCCGCGAGTCGAGCGACCTGAAGATCGACGTCGACGCGGTCCCGAGCGGTGCCGCGACGCCAACCGAGCCGGACATCGACGTCCTGCTCAAAGTGCACTTCGGGACGAAGCACAAGGCGACCGCCCACACGACCACCACGGCCGGCTCGAGCGGCACGTCGCTCGTCCTGACGGCGGGTGGCGGGGCGGCGTCGGGCGTCGCGATCGGCGACCTGATCGCCGTCGACGTCTCGGCGGCGGCGGGCTACGAGGTGCGACGGGTGACGAACGTCGCGACCGATACCGTGACCGTGGATCGGGCGTTCACCACGGACCCCGCGACCGGACGCACCGTGAAGCTCGGGACCACCTATCGCTTCCTGAACACCGCGACCCTCTCTGCCTACGTCAACCAGTGGATCGCGGCAACGGGCGTCCGGCACGCGGTGCCGGGCGTCATCATCTCGGACATGGAGGCCTCTTGCGCCTTCGACAACGAAACGCCGATGCCGAAGTTCTCCTTCTCCGGCCGCGGCATGAAGGAGATCACCCACGCGACCGCGCGTCCCACGCCCACCACGGCAGGCCAGCCGCTCGTCGCGTCGCAGGCCAAGGCCTGGATCGGCGCCGTGAAGGTCTGCCCGGTCAACGCGAGTTTCAAGAGCAACAACGGCCTCGAGCTGCGCGAGAACCTGTGCAGCGGCCTCGAGCCGGCCGGCGTGAAGCGCACCGGGAACAACTCCCGGTACTCTGTCGAGACCACGCTCGAGAGCCTGCTCACCACGGGCGACACGGACACGGCTGCCATCTACGAGCTCGCGAAGGCCTCGGACGTCACGCCGCTCGACATCATCGTGCAGTGGGGGATCGTCCCCGGCACGATGGTCGCCTATTGCACGCCGCGCTTCGTCTGCGATCCCGAGCGGATCGAGATCACGGGCGAGTTCGGGGTGCGCTTCTCGGGGAAGGCGCTCGGCATCGCAGGCGACGACGAGCTCTTCCTCGCATTTATCTGATACCGGAGGACCTATGCCGCAACTGCTGAAGCGGTGGGAGGAGCACACCTTCCATCTTCTGGGCCAGCCGATCCAGCTCAAGGTCAAAGCGCCGCACTTTGCCGAGGAAGGCGAGTTCAACAAGCGGCTCATGGCTTGGGGCCGCACTGCCACCAAGGCGCGTGACGCCTTCAAGGCCGCGAAGGACGGCGGGACCGTTCCATCGTCCGAGGACGCCGACGCGCTCTTCTCGTCGATCGACCCGCAGTGGGCCGAGGGCGTGTTCGAGAAGTGCGTCCGCGTCGTTGACCCCATCCAGCTCGAGGACGAGCCGGACGCGTCGCCGATCACGACCGGCAAGGACCTCTTCGAGGTGGCCAATGGTGCCCTCGTGATGGAGGTGCTCAGCAAGGTCGGCGAGCAGGCGCGGCTTGGGGTGGCCGAGGGAAAAGCCTCCTCCTCGCCCTCCACGTCAGGGCTGGCGGGGATGAGCGACGCTGGCGCCTCTCCTGCGACATCCATCGAGAGCGGGGATGGTCCTACGCCCTGAACTGCGACGCGGACCCGTCGCGGCAGGGAGTCGTCTACTCGGCGGGGCACCGCGAGGACGGCAAGCCGGGCTTGGCCGTCAGCATCTGCCCGTCGCGTCTCCTCGCAGAGGCGACCTGGGCCGAGGAGTTCCTCGAATGGTGGGTGTGGAGCGTCAAGTGGGACGGCATGACGGGGCAGCCGAGCGGTACCCCCGAGTGGCCGTTCCCGGGGGGGCTTCTCCGCCAGCCGAAGCGCCTCGTGGACGCCTGCAAGATCCTCCGGGCGGAGTGGCCCTACGTCCAGCGGCCAGGAGTCCGAAAGCCGCAGGAGCGCACGGAGCCGACGCCCGAACCTCCCCAGAGGCCAGGGGTATGAATCCGCGCCCCGCCCGAGGCGTACAAACGCCCGAGGATGCCCGCCGTGGCTAGCCGCGAAGAACTAGAAATCATCCTTCGGGCGAAGGACGAGGCTTCGAAGGTCCTCAAGGGCTTCGCCGATGGGGCGACAACCGCGCTCGGGGCTGCGACGCTCGCGGTCGGCGCTCTAGCTACGGGAGCCGTTGCCGCCGCTGGCCTGATCATCAAGCTCGGGGAGCATGGGAGCAAGATCGCGAAGGTGGCGGACTCCTTTGACGCCCTCGCAAAGAGTGTGGGCGCGAGTTCACAGGCGATCATCGAAAGCGGGAGGGCGGCGACGAAGGGGCTCGTGACGGACTACGAGCTGATGGCTGCCGCCAACAAGGGCATCCTCCTCGGGCTGCCGATCACCGCCAAGGAATTCGGCACGCTGGCGGAGGCGGCGATCCGGCTCGGCCGCGCTACCGAGCGAGGGCCGACCCAGGCGCTCAACGATCTCATCCTCGGCCTGGCCCGCGGGAGTCCGCGGATCCTCGACAACATCGGCATCATAGTCAAGGGCGAGGACGCCTATAAAGCGTATGCCAGTGCGATCGGCACGAGCGTCAAAGATCTGACGCAGGCCGAGAAGACGATGGCCGTTTACTCAGCGGCCGTAGAGGCAGCCCAAGCGAAGATCGCGTCGATGGGTGAGATGCACCTCACCTTCGCCGACCATGTTCTGCAAGCACGGACGAGCGTCCAGAACTTCGTCGACTCGCTCGCTCGTGCGGTTGCTACTTCACCTGTCATCAACCGGGCCCTCGAGACGATTGTGGCGGGCTTCGACGCCGCTTTCGGCAGCAACAAGGCGACTCAGATAGCCGCGATCATGAAGCTCGTAGAGAACTATGCCGTCGCCCTCGTGAACCTCGGGAAGGTCACTGTCGAAGTGGCTCGTTTCGTGACCAACGCCTGGCTGGGGATCGAGTACTCGATCCGGCTGGGCATTGCCGTCATCGGCGAGCTGATCGCCCAGGTGTTCATGTGGGTCGAGGGCGCGCACCGGGCCGCGTCGTCCGTTCCCATCATCGGCAGCTTATTTGCCGATTCTGCGAAACAGGCACGAGAAGTCGCCGACGCGACGCGTTCCGCAGCCGATTCACTCGTAAGGGACATGGAGACCGTAGGCGACCGGGCTGCCGCCTCGAATGCGTCCTTCGACAAGATGGGCGGGTTCCTGACCAAGCTCCAGGGCGACATGAGGGCTGCGGGTGAGGCCGGACGTGTAGCGATGGGGGAGATCGGTACGGGCTCGAAGGCCGCCACAGGACATGTGTTCGAGCTCGGCGAGGCCTTCGAGAAGCTCGAGGCCCGCCAGCTCGCGGGGGTGATGAAGGTCGAAGAAGCAACCCTCAAATCCTTCGAGACTCTCGACAAGGCTGGCGCCGCGCACACGGCACGGATGGCGGCCGAGGATGAAAAGGCCTGGGATGCACAGGAAAAGCTACTCAGAGAGGAAGAGGCGCTCTCTGAAAAGATGCGCCGGGCGGAACTCGAGGCGCTTGAGGAGCAGGTGAAGCACCGCGAGGCGCTCGCCAAGAGCTTCGCCAGTCTGGCCGACGTCTTCGGCTCCACGCGCGAGGCGCTCGTCGCGATGGGCGTCGACGGCGACAGCGCGCTGATGCGGATCACGACGGGCCTGCAGACCGCAGCCTCAGCCGCGGAGGGCTTCTTCTCGGCGCTCGCCAGTGGCGACACCTTCGGCATGATCGGCTCGGCGATCGGTGGCGCGATCGGGATCGCCTCCGCGCTCGGCATCGGCGGTGATCGCCAGATCATGCAGGTCAACGACCTCCGCGATGCCTTCTTCGAGGCGCACGGCGGCTGGCTCGAGCTCCAGAAGGACCTCGCCAACCTGACGGATCAGGACCTCGTCGCGAAGATTTTCAACGCGAAGACGGTGGAGCAGTTCAATGCCGCCGTCGCCGCGGCTATGGATCTGCTCGACACCCAGGCGCGCGCCCAGGAGGAGCTGCAAGCCGCGATCGAGAAGTACGGGATCACGATCGAGGAGCTCGGCCCGAAGTTCGCGCAGCAGGAGCTCGACAAGCAGGCGGCGCAGCTCCTGAAGGAATTCGAGCTGCTCTCGGCCGCGGGTGTCGACGTCAACACCCTCATCGCGAAGATGGGCCCGGGACTCGTCGAGTTCGTCGAGACCTCGATCGCCGCCGGGGCCACGATCCCCGAGGCCATGCGGCCGGTGATCGAGCAGCTCATCGCGCAGGGGCTGCTCCTCGACGAGAACGGCGAGGCCTACACTTCCGCCGAGGACGCCGGGATCAGGTTCGCCGAGACGCTCACAGAGAGCATGCAGAGCGTGATCGAGGAAATCCGCAACTTGGTGGCTGCGCTGACGGGAGTCCCGAACGTCTCGCGGACGGTCACCGTCACGACGCGGCACCAGGATACCTACGATGAGGGCGATTCTGGCAAGGGGCCGCCGCCCGATATGGACCGCGGCGGGATCATCGGGCGCAACGTCCTGCCCTTCATCCCGCGCGCTGCGGAAGGAATGCTCACCGGGAGTCAGTCCGAACAGCTTGCGCGCGTCCACGCGAATGAGGTGGTCGCCCCGGTCCAGGCGCTCTTCGAGCAAGTCGGAAGGGCAGCCGCCGCTGCGGCTGCTGCGGCGGGCGGCGGCGGTGGCGGAACAGTCCACGTTCATGTACATGTTGCCGATCAAGAGATCGCGAATACCGTCGTCCGGCTGAATCGGGCCGGACGCCTGCCGATCGCGACTGAGAGCCTGCGAAAGACGAGCTGATACCATGGCTGGCGCCCCTCGTCTCAGTGTCCAGAACCGAATCGCGGCGGCTGCTACCGTGCTGTCGGCTTCCGCCGCGCAGGCGGCCGCGCCGGTCGCTTGGCTCAAAGACCAGCTCCGCTCGAAGACCTGGCGATCACCGCTCGGCTGGACGATCACCGCTGGCTTCAACGACAAGATCGATTTCAACCGTGGTGGAGTGAAGGTGGCGACGGTTGCGGCCGGAACCTACGCGACGGGGGCCGCCCTCGCTGCGGCAGTCGTGACGGCGCTCGAGGCGGCAGACGCGACGCCTGTCTGGGCATGCTCCTACAGCGTGAGCACCTTCAAGTTCACGGTCTCGAGCGACCTCGCCTTTACGCTACTGTGGGGAACGGGGACGAACACGGGGACTGCCTGCCACAAAGAGCTCGGCTTCGCCGTGGCGGACACGGGTTCCGCGACATCGCAGGTCGGGGCGAACGCGGTCTACCAGTCGCGCCACTTCATCAAGGCTGACCTCGGCTCCGCGCTGTCCGTGCAGGTCGGGATCGTCATCAACCACAACGCCGGGGCCGGCGGCACCTTCACGCTCCAGGGCAACGCGACGGATGCATGGACGGCGCCGACGGTCAACCAGGCCCTCGCCGGTGACGCCGCGATCCGAATCGCCTTCATCTCGACGCAGACGCTGCGCTACTGGCGCCTCGTGATCGACGACTGCGGGAACACGCTCGGTTACAGCGAGGTCGGCATCTGGTATGCGGGCCCCTACACCCAGCCGAGCGTAAGCTATGCGATCGGTTTTCGAAAGCGATGGGACGAGCTCTCCGAGGTGAGCATCGCGAAGAGCGGGGCGCACTGGCAGGATGAAAATCCGCGTCGCCCGGTGTGGTCGGCACTGTGGAGCGAGGTCCCCGAAGCCGATCGCGCGGCGCTCGCGGCCGCCTTCGCGCTCGTTCCGAAGGGGAAGAGCTTCTTCTTCACCTTCGATGCCGCGAGCCCGACCGTCACTGAGTACGGCTGGCTCGCCGAGGGTGTCGAGGAGGCGCTCACCTCCGGGCTCTACTTCGACATTCCGGTGTCCATCTTCGCTGGCGCGCTGGGGTAGCCCGTGCCGGTGCCGGCCTCCGACGCCATCGCCTCGGACGTGGGGCACGGAGCCCTCGGGCTTCGCGACAACCTGCGGCCGCTTCAGGAGCTACTCGCCGAGACTTCCGGCCAGCGGCACGTCTGGGTCGAGATGCGGCTCGCACAGCTCATTACTGGATGGGCCTTCGACAGCTCCGGCACGTACGTCGCGAGCATGCTCACAGCCTCATGGGATGGTGCGACGCGTGAGGTGATCGGCGTCAAGACCGCGAACGAGACGCTCACACGCGTCGAGACGCTCGCGGCCTGCCAGGCCACGGCGGGCACGTTCTACTACAAGGCTGGCGGATCGCAGATTGCGGCATGGGACGACGGGATCTCGACCTGGGATAGCGGGATTCTGTGGGACCAGGGGCCGCTGCTCTATGTGCACCTGACGAACGGCGCCAATGCGGCACAGACCGACGTGGTCGCGCAGTTCGGCCTCTTCGTCGGGACGCATGGCGTCTGGCAGCCGACGCTCGGCGTCGACAAGCTCACGGACGGCAACCTCGAGGCCTGGACCTCGGCGACCGATCTCACCTCGTGGACGGAGGCGGCCGTCGGCGCCGGCGGGGGTGCGGTGAACCGCGACAGCACGACCATCCGCCAGGGCGTCTACTCCTGCAGGATCGACGGATCACTGAACGCCGCGGGCGGGCACGCCATCTCGCAGGGTTCGATGGCGGGCCTCGGCGGCGCCTACTACCGGGCGAGCGGCTACTACCGGACGGACGCGGGGAATCCCGCCGGCGTCGCGGCGGCGCTTCGCGTCGGGATCTCCGGGGCCTACCTGCTGCCCGATGGCGTGAGCACGACCGCGGCCACGACGGGCGTGGCGCTCGCGAACACGGCGGGGGAGTGGCGGCGCTTCGCCTTCGATTTCCGCTGCCCCTCCGACACGTCCGCGCTCGAGCTCGCCGCACTCGTCTACAACTCGACCGGTGGCGCGCTGTCGGCGACCGTGCACTTCGACGCGCTGCGGCTCCAGCGGATTTATCTCTTCGAGTTCGCCGAGCCTCTGCTCACGCTCGACGGCGTGCCGACGCTCGACGCATCGCGGCAGGACGCTTTCTTCGGTCCCGTCGGTGTCGCGCTCGGCCAGCTCGCGATCGCGAATGGTGGCGCCCGCTTCGAGTCGCTGCTCGCCTCGTTCGACTGGACCAACCAAGAGGCGATCGTCCGGCTGGGTGGGCGCTTTCCGAACGGCGGGAATGAAGTCCTCTTCGACGACTGCAGCGTGCAGGCGATAGGGCTCATGGCCGACCCTGCCGTGTCCGACTCGCGCGTGAGCGTGCAGCTCGAGGATGCCCGGCAACGCCTACGCCCATCGCTCCCGACGCGCTACTACACCGAGGCCGAGTTCTCCGATCTCGCGGATCGCGACAAGGGGCGTGTGCGGCCGATCGTGCTCGGCCAACTTCTTGGCCTACGGCCTGCGCGAATCGGATTGACGAGCGACGGATTCGGGACCTTCGAGCTTGCCGACTGCACGGGCTCGCCTCAAGGAATCCCCGGGGCCGGAACTGGCGCAGCGGCGGACATCAAAGTACGCTTCTACCTGACCGAAGAGCACGCGGCGAATCCCATCGCCGGGCGTCGACTCACGATCTTCGTCGACGACTCACCGCCTTTCGCGACCTGGGACATCACCACCGGCCGCTTCACGCTGACGAAGGACCTGGGGCCGCGCGGCATCACGTCGAAGAACGACAAGCTCGACTTCAACATCGGCGGCGCGGCCCTCGTGGCCGGAACGAACCACGCGGAGGAGCCCACCATCTACGGAATCGAGTTCATCGCGACGCAGTGGGCTGCCGCCATGAACGCAGCCGCCGGGACAGCCGACATCACGATTACCTACAACCAGACTACGCACTTGATGACGATCGCGAAGGGAGCAGGCACGCTCAACCTGCTCGCTGCAACTGGTGCCAACAAGCATCGTTCGATCTTCCCGATGCTCGGCTTCACGCAAGGCGACCGCACAGGCGCGCTGTCCTACGTCGGCGACTCGCCGGCATTCGTCGATGCGGACGACCTGATCGTGAGGGCAGAAATCAAGGGGTTGCTCGACGACGCCTCGGGCACCTATACGGGCACGGCGAACGCCCTGATCGAGAAGGCCCCCGACGTCGCCGTCTACCTGCTCAACCGCTATCTGGGCGTGCCGCTTGCCTCGATGGATCTCCCGAGCTTCACGGCTGCGCGTGCCACGCACCCGGCGGCGCTCGCGGTCTACCTCGGTGCGCTCGACGCTGGTGGCGGAGGTTCGAGCGTCTCGGCCTTTGAGGTCCTCGAGAAGATCGAGAACGGCGCCGGCGCCGACATCTCGCTCGAGGGAGAACTCTGGCGCTGGCGGACGCGGGATTCGTCGGTACCGTCCGATGTCGTTGACCTCTTCGAGTATGACCTACTCTCATGGGAACCGGCTGGCTATAGGGCCGAGGATTACTATGCTGTGGTCCGCGTGGCGTACGGGCAGGATCCGACGAGCGGCGCCGAGGTCGTGACGCAAGAGACCAGATCGGAGACAGACGTGCGATTCGGTCGACCGAACCAGCGCACGTTCCCGACCTTCCTTTCGAGCTCGAACGACGCCGCGGCGCGGCTCGCGATCCTGTCGGCAGAGGCGGCCACGAAGCGCGCACGCTACCGCTTCCGCGTGAAGGGTAAGCTGTTGCTCACGCCGGTCGGACGCAAAGTGCGCGTGACGCGGGCGAAGGGGCTCCATACGAGCGGAGCCCTTTCAGGGCTGCTGGTGCGGATCCTCCGCAAGCGAGATGACGTCGGCGCCTGGGCGAGCGACGTCGAAGCAATCGAGGTGGTCTGATGTCGTTCGATGGAACCAAACCGGCAAACAACAGCGCGCTCGTCTCGGCCGAGGTGCGGGCGAACCTTCAGGACCTCGACACCCGCGCGAAGCCTCTCGCGACCTTCCAGAGCACCGTGGGCAACGTCGGCACGGGTGAGGACACGCTCGCCTCGTTCAGCATCCCGGCGGGGACGCTCCCGTCCAACGGGGCTTCTGTCAAGGGGATCTTCTGGGGCAAGTCGGCGTCCAACGCCAACGCCAAGACGCTCCGGGTGCGCTTGATCGAGGGCGCGAACAATCTCATCCTCATCGGCGCGACGCTCACGGTTAGTGAGGCCGGGCACTGGATGCTGGGCTTCGTGGCCATGCGGACCGGTGCAACCACATTCCGTGCTGCGACTCAGATGATCGCCGGCCCGGGCAACGGTCAGATAACCAAGTCTGTAGCCTTTGTGACGCCTTCCTCGACCGTCACCTGGGCGAACGCCGTGGAGGCGAGGCTCACAGGGGAGGCGACCGCCGACAACGACGTCACGATGGAAGGTGGCTACATAGAACTGGCTGGAGTGTAGTCATATGCCTCAGGAGTTTTTCTACCCGATCAGCAGCGCGACCCACGACACGCCATCTGGCCGCGACGACTTCACCTACGCCGGGGGCGCTAATAAGAATGCTTCGGCTCGGCCCGGCGGTGGTCGTGCCGGACCAATGACTCACGATGGCGACACATCACGCATTCAAGTTACGACCAACACGGCATCCGCTGAACAAGCTCTAAACGTAGACTGGCCCGGCCCGATCGGGACATACGTTAACGCTGCGAACACAATCTCCTTGTACTTTAGACACAGGTTTGCCGCCGGATCTCCGAGTGGCATTAGGCGAGCGTATTTCTGCAACGCAGCGGGTACCCTATCTGCGTCGTCTCAGGGTGTAGACAATCAAACGTCTAGCTACGTGGACACAGGGACAGCTGACGCATCGGCCTCAGGCTATCGCCCCGGTGGTGGTACTTGGGTAACCACAGACTTCGCGGACGATAAGACAATTTTTCTGATGGCGTTCGCCCAGTCCAACCCCACAGGGCCGAGCCCAGACAACGATGTTGTCGCCTACGTTACATCCATGTGGGGACAACTAACCTACGAGTCCCCTACGGGCGGCCTGGTATTCCTCCTGCAACTCGCTGGCCTCGGCGCGCTGCCCTTCGTGGGCGCGATGGACTTCAGCCACTTCATGCGCTACTTGGCCTGGCGGCGGGCCCACCATCCACGGCACACGATCTTGACCGGCGACGAGGTCCGCCAGGCGTGGCGGGAGCTGCGGGAGTACCGGGCGCCGCGCTTCTTCCTGCCGGCGCTCTAGCGCGCGCCGCCGTGGCGTGCGACCTGCCTGGCGTTCCACGCCGCGCAGCCGCCCCAGACGACGATCGCGGCGACCTTGAGGACCCTGCCGGCCCGCCGGTGGCCGCGGCGCCGGAGTTCTCGATCGAGGAGCAGCACGCCCGCCGTCGTGCCCGCCTTCACGACCACCGCGGAGGCGGGTCCGCGCACCAGCGGGTTCGCGTCGTGCGCGCCCGGCACCGTCGCGAACGCCCACTGCGTCGTCGCCAGATCGGCGGCGCCGACGCCGAGGACGCCGAGCGTGAGGCCATCGGCGGCTCCGGCCGGCATGGCGCCGGGGAAGAGGAGCGCCCCGAGGAACACGAGCCCGCCCGCGGCGTGTTCAAAGTGAAGCGCAAGCGGTGATCCTGCTGCTGCCGTAAGTCGTTGAGGGCTGGTGGCCTGGGACGGAATCGAACCGCCGACACGCGGATTTTCAGCAGGTAGGAATGGCCTGCTCCCGAGCACAGGAAACGGCCAGAGGCGTCTCGCCCACGACTGGAGCGGCTTCCCGCGTCTACTGATCGTCTCCATGTGTCCCCTCCCGTCCGTACCTTGTTCAAAGTGGCGCGTAAGCGGCGCTCGATCAGCTCGTACGCCTGCTGTCTCGTGAGGGTAGTACGGAAGTCAAGCCTCGGACTCTCTGGCTCGTCACCGCGGCAGCCGGGCCCGTTTCGCACCTGCCTCCTGCAGGTCCCCGTCCGAGACGATCGCGTAGCGCCGGAGCATGGCCTCGCTGCGCCAGCCGATCGCGCGCATCACGGTCGGGACGCTCACACCCGCGCGCAGCATGTCGCGCGCCGCGGTGCGCCTGAAGTCGTGGCGGATGCGCCCGCTCACTCCCGCGGCCGCGCATGCGGCGAGCCAGGCCTCGCGCAGGTAGCCGCTCGCCAGAGCCGTCTCATCGGGCCCGAGGAAGAACCGGGACAGCCTCTTCGCATCGTCCGCTCCGGGCACGTGGAGGGCACTGACGACCCGGAGTAAGTTCCGAACGCTCATGGAGGATGCCCCTCGTTCCCAGTTGTGAATCGCGTTCTTCTGGACTGCCGGCTTCAGGGCCGCCCCAAGCTTCTCCTGGCTTAACTCCCTGAATTCACGCCAGTTGGCGAGCAACTGGCCTTCGATGGGTGGGCACGCCGGCATTCTCCCGCCCACCCTGATTCCCTGCAATCTCTGGAATCGTGTGCTATAGCCTTGACAACTGCGCTGTTGGTGCATAGATTCGTGTGCATGAGTCGCCTACGTCAAGTCAGAGAGGAGAGGGGGCTGAGGCGGGAGGATCTCGCCTCCCGCGCTGGCATCTCCTATCAGTATGTCCGGATTCTGGAATCGTCTGATCCGCCGACCCCCGGCCTCGAGATCGCCCGGCGGATTGCCGAGGCGCTCGGCGCGACGGTAGACGACATCTTCCCGACCGCCGATGTCGTGGTGGCCCCCGTGCCCGATACGGGCGCCCCGGACGCGGCCTGAAGGTCATGAGCGTCCAAGGTAGGTTCTCGACCTTTCCGGAAACAGACCCGAACCCGAACGCGGTGGGCCTGTTCCGCGACCGTATCGCCCTCCGCAGCCGGCGCGCGGATGTCGAGTTCCCGCGCGCGCTCGACCTCGAGGCCCAGGTACTCGAGGCGCTCCACGGCGAGCTCCACGGCGTCGCGTCGGCGCTCGCCGGCTGCCACAGCGCCGACCACTTCCGGGAGCGGCTCCGGGGCGAGCGGGCGTTTCCGCTCGGCGACCTGTGCCGGCTCGCGACCGACCCGACGCGCGAGGCACGAGCGGCGACGGTCGCGGCCCTGGCGCTCCTGGCGCGCGCGGTGGGGCAGTCGCTTCAGCCGGTGACCGCGGGCCCCGGCTCGCTGGTCGAGTCGGCGATCGGCGCGGCGGAGATTGCGACGACGGCCCTGGGGGACGTGACCCGGGCGGTCGCGGATGGAGTCGTAGACCCCTCGGAGGCCGCGTCCCTCCGCTCGCGCGCGACGGAACTGCGGCGCGCGGCCGCGGCCTTCGAGGGTGCGGCGATCACGAGCGAGGCCCGCCGGTGAGCGCGACCCCGATCACGGCGGCGAACGCGCGCGAGCAGGCGCTCGAGGGCGCGGCCGAGGCGCTCCGGCGCGTGGCAGACGCGCTGCACCTCCTGGCCGTGACGGGAGACGCTCCCGGCCCGCGGCTCGTGGTCTCAGGGCGCGAGCCCGAGGTGCTGCTGAGCATCGAGCAGGCGCAGGCGCTTCTCGGCGGATGCTCGCGGCGGCACGTCGAGCGGCTCGTCGCCGGGAAGCCGTGCCGGCGCAAGGCGGGACGCAAGGTGCTAGTCGAACGCGCGGGGCTGCTCGCGCTCACACGGAGGGGTTGATCGCCATGGGAAACATTCGGCTCGCCGGTCGACGTGGCGAGGCGCTCAACCGCTTCTGGGCGGGCAAGACCGACGCCGCGCATGCGCTCGCCGAGATGCGCGGGCACGTGGCGGCGCCGGTGCCGTCCGATGTCCTGCTCGGACTCGTCGCCGATCTCGTCTCCGCGGCGAAGGATCTCGGCCACCAGTCCCGCGCTGCGCTTGATCGCGAGGAGGTCCTCGCCAAGCTCAACGGCATCTCGGAGCGCGTGGCCGTTGCGCGCGCGATGTACCTGGCCGCGATAGACGGCCGCTCTTGAAGGGGGATAGGACGATGGCGACTCAGACGCAGGGGAAGACGGCGGACCCGGCCACGACGGGGGAGCGGCCGCTTGCGCCGCTGCCGGACGAGATCGAGAAGGAAGAGCAGCACGCGCTCGCGCTGCGCGACGAGAACCTCACGAAGCTCGCGCTGATCGATCCGGAGCTGATCGAGGTCCGGCTCCAGGCGCGCGAGAAGGCGCTCGCGAAACTGCGCGAGGTCGCGATCCGCGGCTCCCACGCCTTCGACTGGACGCTCTACAAGGACAAGGAAGGGCGCGTCGTCGGCGTCCCGCGCGATTCCGCCGCAGTGCAGATCCGCAAGTGGATGGGGATCTCGATCTTCAACTACCGACCGCTCGAGGGCGGCATCCCTATGCCGCTCGTCTCGAAGGAGCGGATCAAGACCACCGACCGCGACGGCAAGATCACCGGCGAGCAGGAGGTGACCATCGTCGAGATGTGGGCGGACGGCCTCTGCGCGCTCACCGGCGAGCCGATCGAGGGCGTCTACTACGCGGTCCGCTCGGACAAGCCCTTCACGGGCAGCGGCACGCTGCAGGACCTCAAGGCCTCCTGCCGCACGGGGCTCGACGCCAAGGTGACGCGGATCCTCTCGGGGCTGCGTAAGGTCCCGATCGACCAGCTCAAGGAGCTCGGCGTCAAGGTCGAGCAGTCGCACACGGGGATGGGCTTCGGGACCTCGGCTGACCGCGGCGCCGCGCGTGTCCAGGAGGCCGGCGTCAAGGAGGGTCTCGACGAGCTCAAGGCCGAGGTGCTCCGGCGCGTCGGTGGCGACGTCTCAGCCGCTCGCCAGCTCACGGTCGACATCACGAAGAGCCCGGATGGGAAGTTCAAGGGCTTCGACTCGCTCGACCGGCTGACGAAGGAGTGGCAGGTCACCGCGGCATGGAAGGCGCTCAAGTCGCACTCCGTCTTCGGTGGCGACGGGGCGACGAAGGGCGACGAGCACGAGCCGGGCGTCGACGGCTAAGGCCATCCGATGGCGACCGCGAACGTTCTCCAGTTCCCGCCCGAGCCTCCGTCTGAGGATCTCCTCACCGAGATAGTCCGCCGGCGGACGGAACGGCTCGCCGGCCAGTCGAAGGCGTACGCCCGCACCATCCCGATCGCCTCTGACGTCGCCCCCGATTCCTGCGCGCGACGCCAGGTGCTCGAGATCGTGAAGTGGGAGGACAAGCCGCTCTTCGAGGCCGACCGTCAGGCGCGCTTCGAAGCCGGCAACCGCGCGGAGGAGGACATCATCATCGACCTCAAGCGCGACGGCTTCCGCGTCGTGCAGGAACAGGTCCCCTTCGAGCTGAAGCACCGGCGCACGGGCGAGCCGTGCCTGCGCGGGAAGATCGACGGGAAGCTGCAGTGGAACGGTCAGACGGTGCCGTTCGAGATCAAGAGCGCGCACCCGAACATCTTCTCGTCGATCGGCTCGGTCGAGGACTGGAACCGATGGTGGTGGACCAGGAAATACCCGAGCCAGCTCCACAGCTACCTCTTGGGGCACGGCCACGAGTGGGGCTTCTGGATCCTCACCGATTGCCTCGGCAACTGGAAGCCGCTGCGCGCCGACCTCGACTACGCGCTCGCCGAGCGCATCTGGACGTTCGCGGAGTCGATCATGGACGGCGTTCGCGCCTACCGGGCCGACGGCTCGCTGCCCGCCTACACGAGCGACGCCACGCAGTGCGGGCACTGCGACTTCTTCGGCAGGACGTGCAACCCGGACACGATCGAGCAGGGCGCGCGGATGCTCGGCGACCCCGAGCTCGAGGCGCAGCTCGCGCGCTGGTGCGAGCTCCGCGAGCCCTACCGCGAGTACAACGGGCTCGACAAGCGCGTGAAGGACGCGCTCAAGAAGGCGCTCCCCGGGAAGCCCGAGGCGCGCGCGATCGTCGGGCGCTACGCCGTGACGATCACCGACAAGCCGGTGAAGGCCGAGGAGAAGCCGCGCGCGGCGCGCGTCGACCGCGTCGTGACGATCGAGGAGCTGCTGAAGGGAGACCCACGATGACCGCCGAGCTACTAAACCAACTTCTCGAAGCCCTGCGGCCCTTCGCGGACCAGATGATCTCGGATGACTCGATGTGTCACCGTGGGCTCTGCTCCGCTGAGGAGTGCTGTCGCTGTTCGAAGATCCTCAAGGCTCGCGCTGCGATCGCCGCGGGCGAGGCTTACGTGCCCGAGGCCGGCCGATGACCGGCTCACGCGGCCACGCGATCGTGGTCGGTCGGGCGTTGCTGCAGCCGTGGGTCGATCCGGCGGCACGCGAGGCGATCTACAAGCTTGCGGGCGACGCGAAGGACCTGACGTCCGAGCTCCAGGCTGCAGTGGTCGCCGACGCCGGCAGCGCCGCGCACGTCACCGAGCTGCTGACGCTCGCGGCCTCGGCCCAGAAGCGCGTCGAGGAGGCCCGGCGCAGCATCACGGACCCGCTCAAGCGCCAGGCGAAGGACATCGAAGACGCCGTGCGGCCCCTCGTTTCCGCGCTCGACATGCTCATCCTGACGGGGAAGACGAAGGTGCTCGCCTGGCAACGCGCCGAAACCGAGCGCGTGCGCGCGCAGCGCGAGGCGCAGGAAAGGGCCGAGGCCGAGGCACGGCAGAAAGCGATCGAGCAGGCCGTCGCCGAGCAGCGCCCGGTCGCGATGCCCGAGCCACTGCCGCCGGTGCAGGAGGCGCCGCGCGGCGTGCGCACGGACTACGGGACGGCGTCGGTGCGCAAGACCTGGGAGTTCGAGATCGTGGACGCCTCGAAGCTCCCGCCCGCCTTCCTCATGCCGAACGAGCAGGCGATCCGGGCCGCGGTGCGCGCCGGCTCGCGCGAGATCCCGGGCGTTCGGATCTTCCAGAGCGACGGCCTCGCGGTGAGGGCGGCCCGATGAGAAAGGCCCGGCAGCGCAAGCTACGCGCCGCGTTCCTCGCTTCGACTGGGCGGCTCCCGAACAAGGCCGAGGTGCTCGACTTCTCGAAGGTAGGGCTCGGACTGCTCGCCGGCCTGCGCGGCCTCTTCAAGCGCAAGCGCGAGGAGGCGAAGGACGACGAGATGCTCCGCTCTCGTGTGAAGCACCTGGCCGAGAGCGTCTTCCTGCGCGTCGAGTTCAAGCCTTCCGAGTGGCGCCGGCTCAAGCGGAGCTGGCTCCGGCAGCGGCGCGCGGGCCTCGTCCGATGAGCGGCTCCCAAATCGTCTTCTTCGATACGGAGACCGGCGGCCTGAAGCCAGAGCATCCGACGATCCAGCTCGCGGCGATCGCCGTGCGCCCTTTCGCGTGCGCCGCATGTGAAGGCAGCGGGATGGCGCCCACGGGCGACTCCGGCGATTCATGCCAAGCGTGCAGCGGGCTTGGCACTGGCGATGCCTGGGTCGAGCTCGAGACGTTCGAGCGCAAGATCGCTTTCGATCAGCGCCAGGCCGACCCCGAGGCGCTGGCGATGAACCACTACACGTCCGAGGCGTGGAAGGACGCGCAGCCCGAGGCGTTCGTGGTCCGGGACTTCGCCGCGTTCCTCGACCGGCACCGCTCGGTGCAGCTCATCTCGAAGCGCACCGGGAAGCCGTACCGCGTGGCGCGGCTCGGCGGGCACAACGTCGTCGGATTCGACCTCGAGCGCATCGCCGCGATGTTCAAGCGGCACGGCACCTTCTTCGCGATCGACTTCCGGACCGTGCTCGACACACGCTACGGCGCGGTGTGGCTGTTCGAGGGCGGCGCCGCGGCCGACGCGCCGAAGGGCCAGCCGGAGAATTTCAAGCTGACCGGGCTCGCTGAGCACTTCGGCATTCCTACAGACGGCGCGCACGACGCGCTCTTCGACGTCCGGCTCTCGATCGCGCTCGCGCGCCGGATCGTGGAGCTGTGGCAGCAACCCAGAGTCGCTTGAGAACGGAGGCTTCATGCGCACCATCGAATCGCGTCGTTTCGTCGCCGGTGGCGAGGAGCTCCGGCTGTTCCTCGTCGAGGAGAAGGGACACCGACTTCCGTTCCGGATCCGGCTGAAGCACGGGGCGAAGGCTGGCGTCGTGGCCGGCTTCGTCACCGAGGCCGAGGCGCTCTCGGCGCTCGAAGTGCAGGTCGCGAAGGCGGTCGCCGCCAAGTGGACGCACGTCCCCGCCCAGGTCCGGCTCGCCCTCGAGATCCCGGCCGCCCCAGGTGCAGCGCCCTCACCTGTCGTGCCTGGCTGCGCCCACGATTCCATCCAGGCGTACCTGCCGAAGCTCGCACCCGGCAAGTCGATTGTGTGTCCGGACTGCGCCGAGAACGTCAAGGCCTAGGCCATGAGCACCGGCGCCCACGTTCGCCCCGAGCCGCTCGAGGCCGTAGACCGCCGCGTCTCAGACCGCCGTCTCGAGACACGCCGCATCGACGACAGGGGCGCCGCGGACGCGCTGATGCTTGAGGCGATCCGCGTGGCCTGGGATCAGGAGATCGACGGGCGGCACCCGGTCCCGTGGGAACAGGCTGTGCGGATCTGCCGCAACTTCGCGGCGCACTTCATCGCGCGCGGGGGCCGGCTGTGAGCAAGCGGTGGCGGGCGCTCGCAGCGCAGGAGTCCAGAGCATGAGCAAGGGCCGGCCTAAGCCGCCGCTGCTCGTGACGCGGTGCACTCTCTGCTACCGGCGTCGCGCTTGCGCACCCATTGGGTCAGGCACCTTCTGCTTGTGGCTCTGCCGGGCCTGCATCCTGCGCGTGGTGCGGGCTGGCATGCGGGCGTCGGTGGAGTTCAAGAGGCAGGGTCGGTGATGACGCCTGCGGACTTGAAGCGTTTCGAGGCCAAGGTCGAGAAGGAGCCGATGAGCGGCTGCTGGCTCTGGACGGGATGTCTCTTCCCGGGTGGCTACGCCAACTTCAGGAGCAGTACCAGGGCGCGGGGACACCGCGTCGCCTATGAGCATTGGCGGGGGACGATTCCAGAAGGCCTGCAGCTCGATCATCTATGTCGCGTCCGGTCATGCGTGAATCCTTGGCACCTGAGACCCGTCACCTCTCGAGAGAACACCTTTGCTCCTGGCGCCAAGTCTCTGTCAAGACTGAATGCTGAAAAAACGCATTGCGCTAAGGGGCATCCGTTCTCTCCGGAAAACACCATCAGAAAGCGCACGCAGCGAGCATGTCGGACTTGCAACATCGAATGGAAACGGCGCTATCGCAGCACGGAGCAATATCGCGCGTGGTGTCGCGGGTGGTCTGACCGTGCGAGGGCAGGGGTATGAGCGCCGTAACGGGCGAGCTAGCGGCCCTAGCGGCCAGAAAATGCGAGGGCTGTGACCTCGTTTTCGTGCCCCGCCGGCAGAGTCAGGCGTACCACTCTGGGACGTGCTACGACCGGGCCTACAACCGGGACCATCCGGTGCTCCGGCAGCGGCAGCGTGCCCTTCCCGGCGAGTCTAAGGTCGAGCGAGCTTTCGCGGCCTGGATCGAGACCCCCGCGGGCCGCTACGTCGAGGCTGAGGTGGCGCGGCTGGCCCGCGAGGACCGGGCGGCCGGCGACCGCCGCGGGGAGATCAACCTGTATCTGGCGCTGGTGCGGCGCTCGTCGCGCGGGCTGACGAAGGACAGGGCTGGCTTCAGATGTAACAACAGCTTCCGATCGCTCCTTGCGCGGCGGGTCATGTCGCACTTCCCAGACTTGGCGGGCATGTTCGAGACGCGGGAACTGCGGGGGCGCACGTGAAAGCAAAGCCTCCCCGACCTCGGTACAACGCGCGCCATTTCACGATCCCTGGCGTCGACATCGGCGACGGCAAGCGCCGCCTCGTCCGGCTGCGGATCGACCGCGAGGGGATCGAGGTCCGCGTCAGCCATTCATGGAAGCTGCGATGGTGGCTCCCATTCGGTGAGTCGGTCGGCTTGCTCGCGCGGCGTGCCCAGGTGCGCGAGGCGGAGAAGCGGATTCGCGGGAGGTGCGCATGACGCAGGAAGAGATGAGCCGGCTGCCCTGGAACAGGGGCCTCAACCCGCTGCTCTGGACGCCGACGCGAGTGCCGACGCCCGCTGAGGTGCTCGCCGAGGAGGAGGAGCGGAGACGCCACGAAGACAGCGGCCTAGGCTGCCTGATCGGCATGGCTGCGGTGGCCGCGAGCGCCGCGTTCATGAGCTGGCTTGGCTGGCTCGCGTGGCAGGCCATCAAGCGCCAGGACGTGGGCGAGCTGCTCGTGCTAGCCGGCATCCTCGTCGCGCTCCCGGCGTGGCACATGGTCAGCCAAGCGTTCGAGCGCGAGAAGAAGGCGGACCTGGGGCTCCGCGTCTCGGACGCCTGGCTCCGGCACCATGGCAGGCCACGCGCATGAGCCTTGTGCTCTCGCTCTTCCCCGGAATCGGCCTCCTCGATATGGCGTTCGAGGCCGAAGGCTTCTGCGTCGTGCGCGGGCCCGACCTGCTATGGGGCGGCGACATCCGGCAATTCCATCCGCCGGCGGGGCGCTTTGATGGCGTGATCGGGGGGCCGCCCTGCCAGAGCTTCTCAAGCTTGGCTCACCTGGTGCGTGCGCGAGGGAACGAGCCCCGGTTCGGCAACCTCATCCCCGAGTTTGAGAGGTGCGTCGCGGAGGCGCGGCCGGAATGGTTCCTC